GCCGGCCCGCGATAGGGGGCGCGGGCCGGCCGGTCAAGGGGCGGGATCAGCGGGCGGCGACCGGGGCGGCAGACACGCCGGGGTCGACCCACGAGCCGCACTTGCCGCACACGAGCTGCGAGCCGTCGCGCTGCATGGGCTGACCGCAGCAGGTGTAGCCGCACATCACGCGGCCGCCCGGCGCAGCAGCAGTGCGTACTCGCCGCGGGTCATGGGCCGGTCGACGGTGGGCATGCGGGCGAGCAACTCGCCGCGCAGCCGGTCGGCGCCGTCGCCGGTGAGCTTCCAGGCGAGGCCGAGCCGGTTGCCCTCGGCGAAGGCGGCGGTCGGCTCGACCTCGGTCAGCAGCCGGTCGGCGATGCCGACCAGGCGCACGACCGGGTCGGCGGTGGGCTGCGGTTGCGGGTCCTGTAAGGCGGGGGCCGCGTCGGTACGATGCGTCACGTCTGACTCTCCTGTTCACGGCAGGGGGTCGGGCTGTCCTGACCCCGTGTGCGACCACGGGATCGGGGTTGAGGCGGTGCCCGGTGTGCGACCACCGGGCACCGCTACTTGCATCAGCCCCGGTTTCGTGTGCGACCACGGACCGGGGCTTTGTGCTGCGGACCGACCGTAGCACTTGTTGCGCTAGCGATACAAGTATGGAAGGGTTGCGCCATGCCCGAAGAGGGAGAGGGGAGGAAGCCGCCGAAGATGGTGTCGTTCACAGACATCGCTCGACTCGTCGTCGAACTCGGCTACGTCGACAACATGACGCGTGCGGGAGTGCGGCGAATCTCCCTCACTCACCCAAAGTGGCCGATCCCCGAGGGGGACCTCGTGCAGATCGGAAACGCGAAGGTGATGCCTTGGGAACCGGTTGAGAAGTTCTTCCGAGAGGACTACTCGACCCGAGGCCGGGGGCCGGACCGCCAGCCGCGACAGCGGAAGGAAGACGGGTCAGGCCAGTAGAAAAACGAAGCGGTCGAACGGGTGCAACCGTTCGACCGCCGAAGAACCAGCGGGGTGCAACCCGCTGATCAGTGATCCCACCTGAGTAAGGGAATCGACATGCAGTCTACGACTACGACCATCACCATCACCACCGGCCCGAGCGTGACCGCCGACACCTGCCCGTCGTGGTGTACGGCGGCCGATCGGCGGGTGCCGCACCACTGTGCCGGCCCGGAGACGAGGGTGACCCTCGGCACCGCCTCGGTGCTCGCTGCGCGCATCTTCGACACCGAGGACGGGCCGCGTCTCGCGGTGTTCAGCGACGACACGATGGGCGCCGACCTCGACCTCGCGGGCGTTGACGCGCTGATCGACCGCACGGCGGCATTCGTCGGGCAGCTCGTGCGCATGCGCGCGCAGTTGGCGACCGAGGCAGGCCGATGAACTCGGCGCAGTACACGACACAGGGCCGAATGGTCCATCCGGGCGCGCACCCGAAAGGGAGCAGCCAAACGGCGGTGTACCGCCTGTACGCGATGGACGGCGAACTCCTGTACGTCGGCATAGGGCGCAACCCGATGGCTCGTTGGGCCGCTCACGCCGAACAGCCCTGGTGGTCCGAGGTCCATCGCTTCACTGTGGCATGGTTTGCGACGCGCGCCGAGGCAGTCGACGAGGAACGCCGCGCGCTGCGTAACGAAGCGCCTGCGCACAACATTCAGGGAACCCCGCGGCATGGACTCGTGACCGGCGCTGGAGTTCGGCGCGCACTTGGCGCGCACCGCCGCACCGAGTCCCAACCGACAACCGACTAGCTAGTCGCCCACACTGCAGCGGCCCCAGCCGAGACCGGCGGGGGCCGCTGTTGTGTGTGGCGCTACGCCGCAGGGTTCCGCCGTGCCCGCGCCGCGGCCCGCTGCCGCGCCCGATCCTCCGCCCGCTTGCGGCGCCGCGCCGCATCGTCGAGCGCGCTCTGCAGCGCCGCCAACTGCGTCGGCGACGACCAGGTACGCACGCCCCGGACGTCCGGCACCGGGGCCGAGCAGCCGACGGTGCCCCGCTCGCACGTCACGGTGTCCGGCTCGCCGCCGCCGCGGTGCAGCGTCAGCGCGCCGCCGCAGTACGGGCACGGGCGGCCGTCCATGACGACGGAGCGCCGGTCGCGGTCGAGGCCGATGGTCCGCTCGATCCGCCGCGCCGCCTCGCGGGCGACGACCGCGATCTGCTCGCGGTGCCGGTCCTGCAGCGGCAGGTACGGGCCGGCGTCGTCGCGCAGCCGGGCGAGCAGCCACTCGGCGGCGCGCACTGCCGTACGCCCGCCGAGGTTGTACCGCCACCGTGCCGGATCGGTGCCGTCGTGCTGCACCTCGGCGGCGACCTGGTCGGCGAGCGCGCACAGCGCGACCTCGACGGCGCGGCACGCGTCGACGACGTGCAGCCGCAGCGGCACCGGGCGCTCGCCGAGTTGCGCCGCGTGGCGGTCGCCGCGCGGGGTGTGGCTGCGGCCCTCGCCGACGTATTCGCAGTGCAGGCACTCGTACTGGACGCGGCCGTGCTCGTCGTGGCGGGTGACGAGGTGCTGTGCGTGCTGCAGGAGTAGCGCGGTCTCGTCGCGGTCGTGGTCGTCGAGGGCGCGCATGTACTCGGTGCGGCCCATGGTGGGCGGCCAGGTGTCCGAGGTCTGCGAGGTGTCGACGAGGGCGCGCATGTGCTGCCAGTGGTCGACGATGGTCTGCAGGTCGTCGGCGGTGGTGCGGGTGCGGGCGGTGTGCTGCATGGGTGCGCTCCTGGTGGTGCGTGGGGCGTAGGGTTGATCGCACCGCGAGGGTTGGTGGGGCGCCCGGTTGCTGGCCGGCATGGGGCGCCCCTCCGTCGTTTCAGCGGGCTCGGCGGCGTTCCGCGCGGGCTGCGGCGCGCTTCGCCTTCTGGGTCTTGTGCCACTCGGCCGCCTCGCGGAATTGGCGGCGCGTGCCGATGCGTCGGCGGTCCTGCTCTCGACCGGGCTCTGCGTCGGCGCGGCGGTTTGCCGTCCACTCGCGCGCCGCATAGACGAGGGCGAGCAGCGTGGCGACCGCCCCGGCGAGCACTACGGCGCTCACGGGCGCCGCTGCCCGCGTATCGTGCGTGCCAGAACGGTCGCGCCGGCGCAGAGGAAGCAGACGCCGCCGAGGACGAAACAGACCAGGGCGGCCGCGACGAATGTGCCGGGCTCGGGGATGTCCACGGTGTTACTCCCAATCTGTGGATGGATGGATGGGCGGGTCAAAGGGTCGGCAGCACGTCGTGCATGCCGCGGCCGGTCGCGTCCGGCTTGCGCTGGCGGGTGACCGGGGTCGGGTAGCCGAGCAGCGGGTCGCCGTCCTTGCTGTCCCGCGGCTCGTACAGCAGCTCGAAGGCGCGTGCCCGCTCGTCGTCGGTCAGTTCGGGCCACACGTCGTCGAGCGTCGCCTCGTCGAGGTCGTCCCACCGGCTTGTCATGCCGCCGGCCTGGTGTCGGTGGTGAGCCACGGGGCGAGTGCGTCGAGTACGGCGGTGATGCGTCCCTCGGTGCGGTCGGCGCCGCACTTGCAGGGCGTGGTGCGGCTGCACTTCGGGCACGGCACCGGGCGGCGCAGGGCGTGCTCGACGACGCGGCGCTGCACGAGCGGCGCCGCGGCCGGGCTGGCGGTGGTGTGCCCGTTGAGTTCCTGCGCCGCCGAGTTGATGAGTTCCCGTGCCGCCTCGGCGTCGATGTGGCGGCGTACGAGGGTGAGCAGCGCTTCGACGGCGGTCATCGGTTCGGCGGTCATGATGCGTCGCTCTCGAAGAAGAAGGCGCCCTGCGCGAACCGCCCGCGGGCGAGATCGTGATACGCCGAGTTCAGGTCGATGCCGATATACCGGCGGTCGAGCTGCCGGGCCGCGGCACCCGTCGTGCCTGATCCGGAGAACGGGTCGAGGACAGTCCCGCCGGGCTTGCAGCCGGCCTTGATGCAGCGCAGCGGAATGTCGATGGGGAACACGGCGAAGTGCGCGGCCGGGTATGGGCGGGTCGGGATCGACCACACGTCGCCGGGGTTCCGGCCCTTGGGGTTGTAACCCGCGCCGGTAACCAAGCCGCTGTTGCCGTTGTCTGTGGGGCGGTGGCGGGTGCGGAACTTGTGGTCGCTGTCTGCGTAGTCGTTGGTTCCTCGCACGGCTGCGCGTTGCCGTCCACCGTTGCCGATCGTGTGCGGCTCGCGGATCGGGTCTAGGTCGAAGTGGTAGCGCTGCGACTTGCTGAACAGGAACAGGTGCTCGTGCCGCGTGCTCAGGCGGTCCTTGACCGGCTCGGGCATCGCGTTCGGCTTCGCCCAGATGATTTCGTTGCGGAGGATCCATCCGTCGTCCTGCAGCGCGAACGCCACTCGCCACGGAATGCCGAGCAGTTGCTTGGCGGCCAGTCCGCCGCCATTCTTGCCGCCACTTCCGGCAGGCGTCGTGCGGTGATTGTTGCGCCCTTTCAGTCCGCTCGTTTTGGACTCGCTGCCCTTGGGGCTGCACACGTAGCTGTCGCCGAGGTTGAGCCACAGCGTTCCGTCGCCGGCGAGCACGCGCCGCGCCTCGGCGAACAGCGCACGCATCGTTTCGACGTACTCGACCGGCGACGCTTCGAGCCCGTACTGCCCGGCAGTGCCGTAGTCGCGGAGTCCGTAGTAGGGCGGGCTGGTGACGATGCAGTCGACGGAGGCGTCCGGCAGGGTGCGCAGGGTTTCGAGGGCGTCGCCGAGCAACAGCGACACGGTCTCATCGGAGTAGTACAGCTCGGGTGGCGTGCTCATGCTGCATTCCGTTCGGTCGTGGCGGTGCGGTAGCGGGTGTTCACGCCGTAGCCGCGGCTCTTGTCGATCGCGGCGACCTCGGCGGCGAGTTCGGCGAGGTGCCGTGCCGCATCGGGATCCGGGCCGCGGCGCTGCGGGGTCCGTTCGCGTGCGCGGCGGGGGCGGGCACCGCCGAACGTGCCGTCGGGCACGGTCTCGGCGAGCAGCGGATCGGCGGACACCTTCACGACACGGCCTCGCTTTCCTGGGTGATGGCACGGGCGGCCTCACGCGCTGCGCGCAGCGCCTCGCGGGCTCGCCGGTACTCGTCGTTCGGGCAGCCTGCGGCGACCGGCTCGGATCCGGCGAGCAGCGCCCGCAGCTCGATCGGGTCGTCGGCGCCGCGGCGCACGCCCTCTCGCTCGGCGCGCAGCGCGGCCCGGTATCCCGGAATGTCGTCCGGGTCGAGGCGCGGGTGCGCGCACGGCTCGAACGTTCCGACGTGCCGGTCGAGTCGGCGGCGAGCGTTCGCCCGCCACCGGGCGGCGATGTCCTTTGGCATGACGGGCCACGCCGACTCGGCGTAGTGCTCGCCGACCGCCTGTCCGGCGAACTCGTACGGCACGTCGCGCAGGATCGCCGCCCACATCGTGACCTGCGCAGCCTGCTCGGTCTCGTCGATCCGCACGACGCGGTCGTCGACGAGCGCGATCTGCTGCAGCAGCCTGACAGTCTCCTTCACGTTCACGCGGTGTGACCTCCGTCCAGTTCTTCCATGAGCCGGTCAAGTCCCGCCCGCTGCTGCTGTCCTCGGGTCATGGCGGGGTGCTGCACGACGTTGCCGCCGACGGCGGGCTCGGTGCGTTCGTTCTCGGCCCACTGCCGCCAGCGCCCGCCCCACGCGGCCGCCTGCACCTGGTCGTCGAGCATGCGCTGCCGGAACTTGCGCGTGACGGCGGTGATCTGTGGCGGGGTGAGCTGCGGTCGCCCGGCGTCGGCGCGGGCGAGCTGAGCCGCCTCGACGTCCTCGTCGCTCGGCTGCCAGTCCGCGGGGATCGGCCCGGCCGCCGCCGTCCGGCTGCGCCCGCGGTCTCGGGCCGGCGGGGTGTCCTCGCCGGCCGGGCGGGGCGGGCTCGGCTTGGGCGGACGTTGCTCGCCCTGCGCCTGCCGGGCGCGCTGAGCACGCTTCTTGTCCGCGACCCGCTCGCGCCTGGCGAGGACGTCGGCCCGGCTCGGGTTGTACGGGGCGAGGTAGTCGTGCATGTAGTAGTCGCCCGGCGCCGGCTGCACGCACTTCGGGTGCGGGCAGCTGTGCCCGTGCTCGTGCCACAGTCCGGCCTGAACGAGTCGGCGCACCTGCGCCGTAGTGCCGCTGCACATGCGGACGACAGCGGCGGGCACGATGCCGTCGGTCAGGTGCTGCGCCGCATAACTGCCCGCGCGCAGCCACAACCCGAGCGCCGCGTTTCCCGCGGCGATCAGCTTCGGGTGTGAGTATGCGTTGTCGTCGACGACGAACCAGGGCATCGGGGGTTCTCCTATCCGAGGGCGAGCTGTCCCTCGGGGACCGAGGTGGTACGGGGCCGGGGCCGCGGCCGCGCACGGGCGGCCGGCGGCGCCTGGCACTGGTGATCGAGTACGTGCGGGCGGGTGCACTGCGACGACAGCCGGTGGCAGGTTGCCCACTGCAGTTCGAGCCCGCCGGCGGTGCGGCGCACGCACCAGTCGAGCCGGTTGACGCCGCGCAACAGCACGGCCGCCGCGGCGGTCAACTCGTCGGCGTCGGCGGTCACGTCAAGTGCCGCGCGATGTCCGACGAGCTGCCGCAGCACCGTGCGGCCGCAGCGGCAGCGCACTCGGCGCGCGCCGCCGCTACTGCTGCTGCTCGGCGGGCGGGTCATCCGTACTGCTCGACCCGGCTGCCGCGGCGCTCCTTCGCCGCCCGCTCGCGTTCCTGGTGCGCCTCGAACTCGACCTCGCTCGGGTGCTCGGCGAGCAGCAGCTCGACCGCGGCGTCGATGTCGTGAGCGCCGGGCCCGATCTCGTCGAGGGTCCCGTCCATCTTCCGCTTGCGGTACATGGCGCGCATGACCTCGCGAAGCTGCCGCATCTGGTCGCCGTCGACGGCGACCTCGGCGAGCTTGACCCGCAGCTTCACCTGCGGGTCTTTGTCCTCGCCCGCGGCGTGCCCGGTGTATGTCGTCGACGCGAGTTCGACGACCGCGACGATCCGGGCGCCGGGTGCCTCGAACAGCCCGCGGCGCAGGATCGCGGGTATCGCCTGCTGCAGCATCGCTGCGGCCGAGTCGAGCTTGACCTCGACCTCTGCGTCGTCGTCCAACTTCGGCATGGGATCACTTCCTTCGCTTGCTCATGGAGTGCTGCAGGGCGGCGTACTGGCGGGCGGCCGCCTCCCGTATCTCGGGAATCGGGCAGTCGTCACGGCGGTGCCGGCCGTACCGGATCACGAGCGCCTCGACTTCGGCGTATCCGACGGCGTCCTCGGCGTGCCCGCAGGGGCACATGAAGTCGCCGGCGGCGAGCGTCTTCGCCTTGGGGTGGTCGAGGCGGACCCGCAGCCCGTAGCCGGGATGCGGGTTGCCGATCGTCGGCCCGAGCCCGGTCATGCCACGCGCGCCGTGTCCTGGCGGGCGTACTCGACCAGGTGCCGCACGAGAGGCACCTCGGGGGCGACTCGGTCGAGCAGGTAGCGCACGGCGACCGAGCACTGCAGCGGAACGACCCCGTTCCCAAGGGCTTTGAGTCGCGCGTTTCGCAGTGCCGTCTCGGTCATTCCGGGGGCGGGCGGCACTGAGCAGACGTGACCGGCGGGCACGCCCATGTGCCACTCGGAGAACTCGGGCGCTAGGCGTCCTTGATCGTCAGTTGGCCAGGGGTGGCGGCGTCCGAGGATCGTTTCCCACCGGCGGACTGCGGGCTCGTAATCGCCCCACTCAATGTCGGGTTGCCCCGCCCGTACGTCGGACTGGACCGATCCCCGTCCGCTGTGGTCGGCGTCGGCAGCAGCGGTAGCACGACTTGCGACAGCGGCGGCCGGAACCCTTCTGACGCTCGCGGGGTCGGCAGCAGCCGCACCGCGTCGAGCAGCGTCATCCCGTACCCCGTCCCGTACGGCGTCCCGTCCGGCCGGAAGTTCGCCGTCGCCGCCGGGGCGGTCGCCGCCGCCGTCGGCAGCAACTTGATCGCCGTCCGCAGGTCGAGACCACCGGCCCCGTGCTCCCCCGCCCCGTTCGTGTCCGAGGTCCGCGGGGTCGGCAGCAGCCGGCCACGCGATGATGAACTCGCGGAACCGCTCATGGGGAGCGCCGACCTCCGAAGCGCGTACGCCCGCCCATTCCGCATCGAACCCGATGGTGGCCAGGTCTCCGAGTACGGCACCAAGTGCTCGCAGAACAGGTTTCCCGCCTGCGTAGTCCAGACAGCACGCGTCGGGTCCCACTCCGCTACGAGCCTGCGTCGAGAGGATGCCGCGGACATTCTCGATCACCACCAATCGGGGTTGTAGGGCGGCGATCCCTTCGAGCATGTAGTGCCACAAGCCCGAGCGGGTGCCGATCATGAGGCCGAGGCGCTGCCCGGCGGAAGACAGGTCGGTGCAGGGGAACCCGCCCGTGACGACGTCGACCGGCCCGTGCTCGTCGAGCACGCGCTGCCACTTCACGCGGGTGATGTCGCCGAGGTTGGGCACCTCGGGCCAGTGGTGCGCGAGGATCCGCGCCGCGTACTGGTATCTGTCCTCGGGGTCGTACTGGCAGTGCCACGCGATCTCGCCGCCGAGCACGGCCTGCACGCCCATGTCGAGCCCGCCGTACCCGCTGAACAGGGATCCGATCCGGAGCGTCATGCCGCGGCTCCCATCACGTACCGCTGCCGGTACGCGTCCGGCCACTTCCCTTTGCTCAACCGGTCCCGCTGCGCCTGCGGCATGTCGAACAGCGGCAGGCCGCACCAGTCATGGCCGGCGGCGCGCAGCCACCAGGCGTCGCACTGGTCGCCGCCCCTGTCGTCGACAAACTCGGCCCCGGCCGCGAGATAGGCGGCCGCCGCCATGGCGGATTTGTCGGCGCCGCCGTTGTCGCACGCGTAGCTCTTGAGCGTCGCCGGGACGATGTACGCGTACGGCACGTCGGCGTCGAGCAGTTCGGGCAGTACCGCGCCGTGCACCTTCGCCGTGATCCCGGCCGCCATGGCGTGCTTGGGCAGGTCTTCGATCACTACGAGGTGTGGCCGGTGGTCGGCGATGTCGTCGCGGATGCTGTCGCGGATGTGCAGCAGCCTGCGGTCGCCGTCCGCGGCTCGGGTCTTGATCCGGTAGGTCGTGCCGTCGGGCAGGCACACACCGGTCGACGTCAGCGACAGGTCGAGCCCGATCACGCGGAACCCGTCGGGGCCGGCGATCGGGGCGGCGGGCTCGTGAGGGGCGAGCAGTCCGGGGATCGTCGTCACGCCGCACCGCCCCGGTGCACGGGCGCGATCGGCCCGCGCAGCGCCCGCAGCGCGTCGAGCGGCTCGGGCGTCGGGTGGTCGTTCGACCGCATCAGCGGCGCGCCCTGCCCGTCGAGGCTGCCGTACCACAGCCACGTCGACCCGGCGGCGTCCTGCCACGGCATCGACAGATCCCACGCGTGGCCGGTGCCGTCCGTCCACACCTGCGCGGAGCGGTCGAGACTGCCCGCGTTCGAGTGCAGCGGCTCGTCGGGCCGCGTCCACCGCGGCGTTCGCTCGGACGGGCCGCAGGGGCCGTGCGGGTGCTCGTTGGCGAGCATGTCGGCGATGACCCGCAGCACCGTCGCCGCCTTGATCTTGCATACCTGGTCGTCGCCGTGGATCTCGGCGCCGCCCGAGGTGTCGACGAGGATGACGAACGGGTGCTCGGTGAAGTCGATGATCCGGTGCCGGCTGAAAATGTCGCTCATGCGCTCGCCCCCTCGGGCTCGGTGCTGTCGGCGGTCGGCGCAGCCCACGGGCGCAGCGGCCACGCGCGGTCGACGACGGCGTCGGGGTTGGTCTTGCGTAGGTGCTTTTCGAGCCCGGCCGCCTGGTCGGCCGCCCACTCGATCTGCGCGGCGTGCAGCTCAGCGACCGTGAGGTCGCGGAACGGCAGGAAGGTGACGCGGCGCTCGGCGCGTACGTGCTCGGGCCAGTCCGCCCGCCGCATGTGCGCGAGATCGGCGATCCTGCGGGCGATCTGCGCGGCGGCGATCGCGTCGAACGAGCAGCCGTGCGCCGCGTCCTCGTCCCACGGCACGCCGTAGAACTGCGCGAGGGTGACGAGCTGCCGTGCGCCCTGCGTCTCCGATACGCGCTTGCGGTACGGCACGGCCCGCTGATCGAGCACGCGGGTGTCGATGACGTGCAGCGGGTGCCCGTCGAGCCGGTCCAGTAGGGTCGGCAGGCTGTAGCGGCGGCACTCGCGGTCGAGCAGCGTCAGGTCATACGACACGTTGTGCCCGACGACCGCGGCGCCGCCCAACACGATGTGCGAGGCGAGACGCGCGGTCACGTCGTGCACGACCTCGGCGGCGGGCGTGCCGTGCTCGCGGGCGTACTCGGTGCTGATCTTGTGCACGGCGGATGCGTCGGCCGGAATCTCGATTCCGGGGTCGGCGAGCCACTCGCGGGCGTCGGGGTCGAGCCCGCCACCGCGGGTGTGCACGGCGGCGGTCACGATCCGGTCGTTCTCGACGTCGACGCCGGTCGTCTCCAGGTCGAATGCGGCCCAACGGCCGAGGTGCCACGTCACGATGCCTCCCCAGTGGGCGCCGGGGCGTCGAGCCCGAGCGCTTCGAGCAGCTGCTGCTCGTCGTCGTGGTCCGTGGCGTTGCGCGCCACCAGCCGTGCCGCGGCGGCACGCTCGGCGTCGGTGTTGCCGGTGACCGTCGTTTCCGTGAAGGACGCGAGGTTCGTCATGGGCGCGGCCCCGATCCGGGCTGCGCGGCCGCCGGCCACGTCACGGCGCCGGGCTCGGCGACCGGCGGCTCGTCGTCGACGACCTCGCCGTCGATGACGCCGTCGTCGTCCGGCCCGTACTCGTCGTCGCCGGTGTCGTCCTGGTCGCCGATCTGGCCCGTGCTGGGGTCGATGCCCTTGTCGATGTCCTCGGCAATCCGCATGAGGTCCCGCGACAGCTCGTCGGACCCGTCGCGGGCGACGTGCCCGGCACGGTTCGCGCGCCTCCACACCTCACGCACCTCGGCGGACGTGCGGCAGGCGCGGGCATCGGCGAGGTAGTCGGGACGCTCGGCGGGCGCCGCCTCGATCGCCGGTCGGTCCAGCGTGCTCGGGTCGAGCGCGGCCGCCGTCGAGATCGGCCCGCTCAGCGCGTGCCGCAACTTCGGCAGCGCGGGCACGAGCATGACGACTTGGTACTGCTTCGTCTTGCCCTCGCGCACCGCCGTGCGCTGCTCGATCCACATGCGAACCGGCAACAGCCCGGTACCGCCCGTCGCCTGCAGCACCGTGTCGAGCCCGCCGGCGATCGCGTCGGCCGCGTAGTACGACTTCGTCTCCAGGCGCCACACGCCCAGGTCGGGAAGGTCGGGCAGGAACACGCCGATCCTGGACGTCGGGCGGCACACCTGCGTCGGCGGCCGCTCGTGCCAGTTCTCGCCGTACTGCGCGAGGCAGATGCACGGCTGCCCGCTGATTGACTCGGTCACGCCGTCGCAGCGGCGCTCACAGCCGCCGCCTCCCCACTTCTCATTCGCCTGGTTCAGCACGTCGCCGGCCGGGAGGATTGCCCGCAGTTCGTGCGCCTTGGTGATGACACGCCACTGCGCGACGCTCTGCCGCTGCGGCGTCCACTGCTCGACCCGGCCGCCGTACAGATCGGCGGCCGCGGCGACGTACTCACGGGAGTGCGACGTCAGGATGAACGTCTTCGACTTGACGGGGATCGGCTTCCCGTCGGGCTTGGGGTTCGGCCGGCTGTAGCCGGTGCGGATACGGCCGAGTTCAGCCGCCTGCCGCTTCAGAGTCATGATTCGGGAGCCCATGTCAGGCTGCCTTTCGGTCGGCGCCCGGCGCCCACGGCGGAACGACCGTGGAGTACGCCGAGGGCGCGTCGTGCAGATAGCGAGCGGTGCGCATCGCGCCGAGGAACGCGCGGAACTGCGCCCGGCCGCTGGGGACCTCGATCAGCCGGTGACTGCGCGGCCGCAAGTTGAGCAGCGCCGTGCGATGCACCCGCGGCGCGGGCTCGCTGGTGTCGTCGGGCAGCAGCCACTCGGGCGCCTGCCGCAGCGCGGCGAGCTGCAGCGGCTGCTCGTCGTACACCGTGTCGACGGGCTTCTTCGCGCTCGTCTTGTAGTCGATGAGCCACAACTGCCGCCGCCGGTAAGGGCCGGTCGGCAGCCACAGCCACACGTCGCCGGTGCCGGCGTAGCCGTACTGCCGGTGCATCACGGTCGTCTCGACAGCCTCGACGTCGCGGTCGACGTCGACCCGCCACAGCCGGTAGAAGGCGGCGAGTTGGACGGCGTACGGCTCGACCTCGGGGTCGTACGGGTGCGGGGTGTTGAGCACCAGGGCGACGGCCCGCAGGTGCACGCGCGTGCCGAGGTCCTGCGCACGCTCGGTGTACTGCCGGTGCGCGGCGACGAGTTCGCGTCGCAGCGCGGCCGGCGCGGTGCGGGCGCGGCGTGCGGTCGCGATCGGGTGGGCGATCACCTGGTCGGCCGCGAGTCCGGCCGCCCACGGCAGCAGTGCGGGTTTCGCGATGTGCGACAGCACGTTGGTAACGGAGATCAGGTCGGGCCCCCCGGCGGGGTCGCGGTAGTAGCGACCCCGCTCGGTTGCGACGGCCCACTTCGGGTCGGTCACTGCTCGCCGCCTGCCTGCGTCGGCTCGTGAGTGGCTACGTCCTCGCGCGGCTGGCTGCCGCTGGGGATGCTCTTCTCACTGGCCTTGACCGCACGACCGACCGCGATACGCAGGGAGTGCTCGACGCCTCGGGCGCCGTGCCCCCTCTCGTTCTCGCCGTACTTGAACTGCGATTGCGCGTTCCGATCAGCGATACCGACCGCCTCGCGCAGCACGTCGACCCGGTGCTCGGCGTCGTACTGCGCGAGCAGCTTGTCGACGATTCCCTGCGGGTCGCGGCTGTCGGCGAAGTACACGCGCAGCGCGTGCTCGATCACGGTTCGAGCGGTCATGCCGTCTCACCGCCCCCACGCTGCGCAGCGATCCGGGCGTCGAGCCGGTCGCGCTCGATCTGCGCGACCTCGACGGCGAGGTCGAGCGCCTCGTCGAGCCCGTACGCGAACGCCTCGGCCCGACCGATCTCGGTGACGTACTGCCACCCGTCCGGGTCGCGCCACGCCCGCAGCCCGGTCACGGCGCCGTCGGTTACGGCCCACCGGTTCGAGTCAGCAGAGTCGCGCTGCACGACGAGTTCGCCGTACCCGCCGCCGAGCCCGTCGGGCAGCGGCACCCGGAACTCGGATGCGAGGGTGATCTGCGTCGCGAGGTGCTTCACGTACTGCGCCAACACCCATTCCTCGGCGCCGTCGAGGTCCCACCGGTCCGGGTCGGGCATGGTGGCGAGCACGTCGTCGGCGAGCCGGCGGTATGCTTGCGCGTCAAGCACGAGCCGGGACGGGTTGAGGTCGTCGCCGAGGATCTCCCGGCGCACCTCGGCGCGGTACGCGTCGAGTCGAGCGACACGCTTCGGGTGATCGGCGCGCTGCGCGCGGTACAACTCGTCGCGGGCGCTCATGCCGACTCACCCGCCTCAACGGCCAGCACATCGCGGCCGCACTCCGTCACCTGCGACCGCCTGTACGTGCAGGTACCGCCGTCGGGCAGATCCTCGGCCGTGAGCGCCACCATGCCCACCCAGCGGTGAGCATGCTTGCGGCACAGCAGGAGACCGGGGCGGTCCGGGTCGCGGTAGGCGACGACGCCCTCGTCGTGCACGGGGATACCCCGCTCGGTGCGGAACTCGACGATTGCCTCGTCGCAGCACACCGGCTCGCCCGCGACGCTGTGCTCGTCCTGCACGCACCCGTCGTCGGATGCCTCGGCCTCGCTGAGTACCTCCCACGGCAGATTGCAGTGCGAGCAGAACTCGGTCTCCGTGCAGGTGACGGACACGTCGGCGACGTGTGACATCGTGCGCAGTTCGGCGGCGATGTCCTCGCAGCGGCGCCGGTAGTCGCCCTCGACGTCGCGGCTCGCGAGCCGGTCGCCCATGGACACGAACCCGAGGTCGCCGAGCCGGCGCGGCAGCACAGCGAACGTGATCGGCTCGGCGACGGCGACGAACTCCGCGAGGTCGCCGAGCCCGGTCAGTCCGAGGTCGGCGGGGCGGCGAGGCTTGAGAGTGGCCATCACGCGCCACTCGTCGCGGTGTGTGATTTTCACGCGGCCGCACCTCCCTCGCCGGCCTGCCGCGCGGCCACGGCCGGTGCGGCGAGTTGCGCGATCTGCCCGGCGAGCGCGAGCGTCTGCAGCCCGTACACCGGCAGCTTCGTTCCCGCGACGGCGACCAGGTCGGCGACGAGCGACTCGAACCGCAGGTCGCCCGCCCGCTCGATCACATGCGGGTCGCGCGCCTGCACGTCCTGCAGCTCGGCGAACCGGTCGGCGAACCGGTCGTTGTTCACCAGCGCGGCGAGGACGTCGTGCACGGCGCTCTGCACGAATGCCTCGACGTCGAGGGTCACACCGGTCGGGATCGGCTCGACGGTGATACGGAACGGCCCGTCAACGGGCGTGACCTTCTCCGTCATCGGACACCCCCAGCACGCCGAGCGGCGTTCACCTCGCCGTACATGGCGGGCACCCCGACGCCGACGAGCCGGGCACGGACGCCGCCGTACGTGAGGCGCACGACCATCGACGAGCCGGTCGACTCGCCCCGCGCGTCGCCGACGTCGAGCGTGTGCATCCACTGCCGCCAGTCGGCCAGGCACTTGGGGTGAACGACGATCGTCACCTCGCCGCGTACCGCGGTCACTTCGGGCTCGCCGGGCATCCCGGCAGTCTCGACGCCCGCCTGATAGGCGGCGTTCTTCGCCTTCCGGCACTGGTCGAGCATCGCGACGGCGGCCGGGCTCGGGGCGGGCCGGGTCCGGCCGGGCACCCCGAACGGGTCGGCGGCCGGAACGAGCAGACCCAACTCGTCCAGTTCCTGCGCCGCTTCGAGCGCGGGATCGTCGCTCGTGCCGTGCACGACGGCGGCGGCGATGATGCGGGCGGCGCGCTGCGCCTGCAGGCTCGTCGTCATGCCGACACCGCCCCGCGGAACTCGGCGGGCACGAACTCGTGGTGCACGAGGGCGACGTGCACGAGGATCCGCACGGTCGACCCGTCGCCACGGGCGGGCGTCGCGGTGCGCAGCGTCCACAGCGACGCCCCGTCGAGGGCGGGCGCGCGGCTCACGTCGCCGCCGAGGGCGAACACCCACGCGGCGAACTCCTCGCCGCCGGCGACGACGACGTGCACGCCGTCCTCGCGGGCGAGCGGGGGCCGCGCGGTGGGCAGGTTGAGGTAGTCGACCGCCGCCTCGACCGCCATGATCTGCCGGTCGGCGGTCGGCGGGGTGGCCGATCGGATGGGGATAGGCTCAGCGCTCATGGCGCGTGCCTCGCTTTCCTGTCGCGGGATGAGTGGGGCGGTGCGCCCCATGGGGTCGTCTCGCTGCTTGGCCGTTGCGGGACGGCCCCTTTTGTCGTGTGGCTACGCCGCCGACTGCTGCTCGCCGTGCTCGGCGGCGCGACGGCGGACGATCTCGGCCTCGATCGCGTCGACCGTGCCGAGCGGGTGACCGGGGTACCAAGCGGCGGCGGCCGCTTCGCGGGGGGTGCGCGCGGCGCGCTCGGCGACCGCGTCGACCAGCGCGGCGGCGGCCGCCCGGATGGCTCGGGCCCGCTCCAGCGACGGCGTTGCGGGGGCGCTCACGCCGCCGCCTTCACGCGTTGCGCCGCCCGCGCCTTGGCCTGCGTCGAGGCGACGGTGCCGAACGTGAACAGGTCCTCGAACCGCACGCCGTACGTGGTGAGGATCCGCGCGATCGCGGCCGGCCCGGCCTGCCCGCCGTTGCGCAGCCGGTGCAGGGCGCCGACGCTCATGCCCGTTGCCTCGGCCTGCTGCTCGTAGGTGGTGTGGCCGCGTGCGCCGGCCACGTCGAGGAAGTCCTCGACCTTGAGCACGATGGTGTCCATCGGGCTTCCTTCCAGCGATGGAAGTTCCGTTGATGGAAGGAACGTAGCACCTTCCTTCCGTGAGTGGAAGTTCCGGTGACGGAAGGAAGGTGAACCGTCTTCCGGTTGCGGAATGGGCACAGATGTTCGAGGATGACAGCGACGTGCAAGAACGGCGAAAGGTTGTACGGCCAACTACTTGACGCGCCATTCCGCTACTGGAAGGTTGCCTAAATCTGCTTCCAGTGGCGGTAATCTGCGCGCATGCGGAGACGAGATGATCACGACGGCGGAGGCGGCGGGCACCGGCCCGAATGGCTGCCATGGCTCACCGGAGCGCTAGCGGACAGAGGCTATGACCTCGACCGCCGCGGCGGCCGCACGAGACTTTCCGAGGACACCGGACTGTCGGCGAGCATCATCGCTCGCCTGCTGGCCGGCGAGGCGGTCTCGTACGAGACGCTGCTCGCCATCGCGCGGGGAACCGGCGTGCCCTTGGCCCAGCTCCTAATCCGGACCGGTAAAGCAAGTCCCGACGATTTCGCCCTTCCAGGGATGGAAATCGGTCACGTTGGGGTATCGTCCGGAAAGCGATTGACACCTGAAGAGGTGGCAGCGCTCGCGGGGGTGCCGGACGACGACCGACCATGGTTCAACACGATGCTGAGGCGTTTGCGTCGAGACGGATACGAAGAGGGCGACAGCGCAACGGGGGGTGCTGCCGCGGAGGGGTAGACGGAATGCGGGATGTGCGCAGAGTGACAGGTCTGGCCAAAGCTTGCGCGGTTGTGGGGATCGCGCTCGCCCTCCACGGGATCGTCACGGACCAGGCAAGGACCTTCCGAATAGGCACGCTGACCCTGATCACGTCCATAGGGGTCACGCTGCATCTCACGTCCCGGATGGCCGTGCATGAGGTCATGGCGCACCAGGCCCGCGTCGCCCGACTGACCGCGCAAGAGCGGCAGCGGTACACCGAGATCGGCTATCGAGCAGCCCAGATCGACGCGCGGACGGAACGGACTCCCGGCTGGGCGGGCGATGCGGGTGTCACGCGACTTCCGCACGCTCGCCACACCCCCCAGATGCGCCGAGACGGGAGCGCCTGAAGCAGGGGGTTTAATGAAAGAGATCCGGGGCACACGGAATCAATTGCCTACATGGCAAATCCCGAGGGCGGAAAGCATCCCTGCCCTTATCCCCGTTATCGGATACGTCCGAGTATCCACATGGCGCGAAGAAAAGGTCAGCGACCAAATCCAGATGGACGCCATCAAGGAAGCGGCCGCCCGCCGCGGACGCTACGTCGCCGAGTGGATCCCAGACCTCGACGCGACCGGCCGTAACTTCAAACGCCGCATCATGGAAGCGATCGGCATCGTCGAGGACACCGGCCGCCCCGAACGCGAAATCTGGGTATGGAAGTTCAGCCGATTCGGCCGCAACAGACACGGCGTCGCGATCAACCTCGCCCGGATCGAACACGCCGGCGGCGCCCTTGTCTCAGCGACCGAGGACGTCGACGCGTCCACCGCCGTGGGCGAGTTCACCCGCGACATGCTGTTCGCCGTCGCCGCCTTCGAGAGCAACCGCGCGGGTGAGCAGTGGACGGAGACGCATGACCTGCGGCGCTCGATGGGACTCCCCGCCACCGGCCGCAAACGGTTCGGGTACCGATGGCACCCGCGGCGTCTGCCCGACGGCGAAGGCGGGTGGCGACTGCAAGACGAGTGGTACGAGGTGCAGCCGACACCAGCCGAGGTGATCAGCGAAGCGTACGACCTCTACAACCGCGGCACGACCGGCTTCACACGGCTCGCCGAACGCTGGCAAGGTCTCGGCATGGCTAACGCGTGGGGCAACCCTTGGCAGAGCCAAGGCGTCCGCGACTACCTCGACAGCGGATTCGCGGCCGGGCTGCTGTACGTGCACAAGCCCGATGTGCCGTGCCCGGACAAGAGCCGCTGTCACAAGCGGATCCGGGAGCACTGGACGTACCTACCCGCCGAGCACGAATCAATCATCGACGGCGACGTGTGGGACAACTACCGCGACCGCCGCGAGACACGGAAAGCCACCCCTCGCCGCTCACTCGCCCCCAGGTACCCGCTGTCGGGACTCGTCGAGTGCGGCATGTGCCGCGACATGGGCCGCAAGTCACATGCCGCGCCTGCGCCGTCGGGCGGCGTCGCCGGGAAGGCGTACCGGTGCGGCGTCCTGGTCCGCAAGGGCGTGCAGCACGACTCGGTGTGGGTGCACCGCGTCGACGTCGAGCGCGAGGTGTTCGAGTGGCTGCTGCAGGTCCGCGACGAGATCGACGCGATCGTCGCCGGCCGCGTCGTTATCCCGCAGCCTCGGATCGACCCGACCGTCGAGGTACGCCGGAAGCAGCTCACGGACGCGGTGAGCAAGTTGACGCGGGCGCTCGACCGGGCAACCGAGGGTTACACGATGGGCGACATCCCGCGCGACTCGTACCTGCGGACGAAGGAGCGGCTCACGCAGCAGCGCGACGAGCGGCAGCGTGAACTCGACGAGCTGCCCGGCCGGGAGACGCCGACGCCGGGGCCGATGCCGTACCGTGCGGTCGTCGCCGATCTGCTGACCGAGTGGAACACGATCAGCGTCGACAAGAAAAGGCTGCTGCTGTCTGAGCTGATCCGGCGGGTCGAGGTGCGGCGGGCCGAGCCGACTATCACGGTCGTGCCGGTGTGGGCACCGCCCGATGAGCCGCTGGTGATCGACCTCAAGCGCAGCGCGGGCTCGCCGCCGTCGGGGTGATGCGTGCTTTTGGGTGACTGTCCAGCTTTACCTACTCAAAAGCATGCGCAGCACGGGCACGAAACGCCGCAGCCCCGGCCCTGTCTTTGCGGAGACGAGGGGCCGGGGCGCGGTGGTCGCCTCTCCCGCGTGGGGCACAGGATCGGCGACGGCGGTCCGCTCCTGTGCTGACGGGAGCGGAGTCATCATGCCCTCGGTGAGGGCTCGGTAAGTGCTCGGGGCATATCCCCTCACAGCACCGACACAATCAGGCAAGGCGGCGTAACAGCGCGTAACAAGCGGTGGTGAGGGTGCCCGGCGGGACAGGGGGGAGTCGACCGCCAGGCACCCCGCTATGTGGCGGCCGCGAGTTCCGCAGCCAGATCGACGATCGTGCAGCCGTGCAGCGACCGCACGAGCTGAGCGGCGAGCACCCACCGCGCGGCCGGCGAGCTGTACGCGACGACCCCCCGGTTTTCCGTGCGCACCGGATACCCGAACGCCGACGACGCCCATATGCGGCCGTACACCGCGCACACCTGACTGTCGCGGACGCGTACGGCGACGCTGCGGTCGATCAGGTGCGGGCACATCCGGACCGCCTCGCCCGCGCAGGGCAGGCACACGGGCGGGTGTGTAGTGAGCAGATCGTTCGGCCAGCCGCGCCAGTCGCCGCGGGCATCTTCGAGCAGCCACAGCCACCCGCGCCGGTCGCGGGCGGCCGGCCGCCCGCACACCTGACACAACAGGTGTTCCATGGCGACGCGCTGCCGGGCCGGGTGCACGTCGCCGTACTGCGGGCGGCCGGTGCCCTGCGCGAGCGCGCGGCCGAGCCACAGCACGCCGTATTGGTCGCGGTCCTCGGGCGTCTCGTCGGCGAATCCGATGCCGCCCCGGCCCGAGTACACGATCGTGCGGCGATGCCGCGGCTCGCCGGACCATGCCGCGATGAACGGCACGACGTCAGGCCGCGCGAGCGCCTTCATGACGCACCTCCGGTCGGGCGGCCGACGCGGGCGAGGGCGAGGTGCAGGCGGCCGGCCGCGTGCGCGTGCTCGCGGTACTCGTCGACCTCGGCGACCGATGCGACCCGCGACAGCTCGTCGAGTCCGACCGCGAGCAGCGCGCCGCCGGCGTCGTGGACGGCGCGCACCCACCGCGTGTGCGCGATCTTGAGCGCGTACTCGGTGTCGGTGAACCACAGCAGTGCCTCGCCGCCGTGCACGGTGAGCCGTACGCCGGCGTCGGGTACGGGCTCGCCGGCCGGAGCGGCGCCGAGGGACGCCGCGACTCGCCGCATGGTGGTCTCGACGGCGGCCGGGTCTGCCTCGCCGAGCGGCGGTGCCGCGTGGGTGAGCAGGAGACAGCACATCGGCTCGCCGTCACCCTGGTCGATCCATGTGCGCACGTTGATCGACATGAGCGTGCCGAGGGGCACGGCCAGCGCCGACGGAGTTCCGGCGGTCATCGGACGTCGTCCATGGCCATGCGCGCGCTCGCGGCGGCGTACGCCTCGTACAGCGCCATGGCGTCCGTCAGCGTCACGGACGGCGGCACGATCCACGATCGGGCGCGCAGCGTGCGCGGTGCGACGACTGCGGGCGGCGGCACCGTCAGCAACTCGCCGACCGGGAGGACGGTCGCGCCGTCGAGGTCCCAATCGGTGACCGATCCGAGCGGCACGAGCACGTCGACGTGCGCCTCGGTGTGCAGTACGGGCCCGATCTCGGCGCCCGCGGTACGCAGCGCCGTGACGGTACGCCACCCGCGCGAGCGATCCATGCGGACGACGTCCCATCCCCTGCCGGCGGGGAGGTCTGCGAGCTGTCCCTGATCCCACGCCGCGAGGGTCAGCGACACGCTCGCGCCGCTGTCCCTGATCCAGTCGACGGACATGAACCCGTCGAATCCGCCGGCCGCCTCTGCAAGGTGGGCTCGGCGCAGGTGGTCCGATGTGGTGCGTGCTGGTAGTGCGCGCTGCGGGAACGCGTCATTCGAGGTCACGTCACTCGCTCCGCTCGGGGGTGGCCGGAGGGACCGACTCGGCGAGCAGACGCCCGAGTTCGGCGTGCAGCGCCTCGGCGCTGGCATTCGTCAGCACGAGGTCGCCCGTGCCGATGGCCTCGCCGTCTTTGCCCACGGCGAGCGGAAGCGCGATCCGTCCGGCCGCCGTACGCCGTAACGATCCGTTGCGGTTAATGCGTACGCCCTGCGCGGGATTCGCGGTCACGCCGACACTCCCTCGCCGCACTCGCTGAGTCGTCGTCATGGCACGGACCGTAGGGGCGAAACGACGGAGCGACCCGGAAGGAAATTCCGGGTCGCTCCGTGTTCCGGGTGAGTCAACTGGTTGAGCAGGCACGCCCGTTCGAGCTACGCCAGTACACCGACGTGCTCGGCGATGCGGTGCACGTCCGCCCGCATCTGCGGGCGCGGACGCTTGAGCAGCGCCTGCACAGCCTCACGGACGAGGGGGAAGTACCTGATCTCTTCGGGTGACGCCTCCATGATCTGTTTGAGCATGTAGAGGGTGCCGAAATCGTCGCCGGTCAGCCGGTGCGAGTGCATGACCTCAACGAGGTACCGCGTTGTACGCTCCAGCGGCAGTACGCCGCCGGGCTCGGGCACCTCGACGTCGTCGGCGAGCCGCAGCGCCTCGGCCGCGTCGCCTTCCTCGGCGGCGAGGTGCACGCCGTGCATGGCAACGTTGGTCGGCCCGAACGATGTGTGGAAGTCGTTCCGGTCGACGCCGAGCCGCTGCGCAACGGTGTTCGCCTGCAACAGCAGATCCCATGCGGTCGGCGCCTTGCTGTCGCGCACGGCGGCGATGACTGCGGCGAGGTGCAACGCGCCGTAGGCCGAGAGGTGTTCGGGGGTGGCGTCGTCGCCGGGACGGCAGTGCTCGATCGTCGTGCGTGCGAGGTCGAGCGAGTCGGCGACTTCGCCGCTCGACGTGAGGATGCCGCAGACGTTCCATGCGGAGGCGGCGATCAGGGCGGGGTCGCCGGTGCTATCGGCGATCTGCATTGCTCGGTCGGCGGCGCGCAGTGACAGCTTGCGCTCGCCGACGCGCCGCAGAAATACCTGGTGCAAGTGCAGCAGGGACACGAGCGCGCGGGTCGCGTCGAGTTCCGCCTCGCCGCGTGTGGCGCGCAGTGTGGCGTACGCCTCGGCGAGTAGTCCGGGCAGAATGCCGCCGACGGGCGCGTATCGCTCGGTCTCGTTCTCGTAGATCGACCATGCGTCGGCGACGCGCTCGGCGAGCTGCGCGGCGGTGAGTGGGTCGCCGGACAGTCCGAGGCCGAGGTGCGACGGGGGGGCGTTCAGGGCTCGCCGGATGTCGGGCACCGAGGGGTGCTCGGGTCCGCCGACGAGGTTGAGGTCGATCGTCGAGCCGACGAGGTCGGCGACGTTGTCGAGGGACAGCTCGCGGGCAATTCGGATGAGCATGGACAGGGAGTCGATACCGATGACGTTTCGTTCGACCTTGCTGAGCCAGTCCTCGGAGCGGCCGACGAGTCCGGCGAGCGCGGCCTGCGACTTGCCGGTCTTGAGGCGGTAGTACCTGATCCGCTCCCCGGTCGTCATGACGGATGGATTGATCATGGGTTCCCCTTGCTGGGAGTTGAGCACTCGCCAACCAGCGTACGGCCACGGGTCGCCCCGGCTCGGGCCATACTGGGGTTGCCCCTTCGGGGAGCACTCACCCGGCCCTCGCCGCCCGTGCGGCGGGGGCCGGCACACGCACGAAAGCGCCCCTGTCCGGCCGTGGCCGGACAGGGGCGCTCTGGTGTCACACACCGGTCCTGTAGAACTCCTCGATCTCGCTCGGCGTCGGCTCGGGCTCGCCGTCGAGCTGTACCACCTGGTCGCGTAGGCGCGTGGCCCACCGCAACGCCACCCACAGGAAGGTCCGCAACTTGGTGATCTGCATCTGCATCCTGTCGCGGTCCTTCTCAAGCTGCTCGACCGACTTGACCAGCACCGAGAGGTCAACCTGCCGTTGCTGCGGCGCGGCCGCAGCACGCGACCCGCGAACGCTGAACCACCCGGCCACGATCGCCGCGATCACCGCAGCGACGGCGCCCGCGACGGCGACGAGTCCGTTCACCCCGGCCCCCCTGATGCCGCCGGGCCGACGGTTGCTGTGGTGGGTGTCTCCTCCCGGACGCGTGACGCCCACACGATCATCCCGACGTGGTGCGTCAGGTAGAAGATGAACGGGAAGATCCCGCGGCTGTAGACGCCGGTCAGGAACGACACCGCGTAGGCGGTGCACCAGAACGTCGGCGGTACAAGCGCGGCGACGAACCCCCAGCGGTCCCGTCCCGTGGGCAGGAACCCGGACACGCCCGTGATGATGCCGGGCACGATCCACAACAGCGACCAGCACGCGAGCGGACCGATCGCGGTGAGCATCTCCAGTCCGCGGGCGGACGGGGGGTCGGTGATCAGACCGATCCCCCACACGACCTTGCCGATCCCGAGTATGAGCAGTGCCGCCCCCCTGCGGCCCAGGCGCTTACGCAGCCGCCGGACCGCGCGGCGCATCAGACAGCCGCCGAGCCGCCGCTGCCCGCGTCGGGCAGGTACCGCGCGCCCTCGATCGGTGCGAGCTGCTCGAAGCGCGGATACGCCGGCGGCCGCGCCCACCCGAGGAACACGCCGGCGAGGTGCTGCAGGAAGGTCCCGCGCGCCCGCTCGCCGACGAGTTCGAGCACCCGGAACGCGAGGTAGTACGCGAGCGCGAGCAGGACGGTCACGGCGCCCGTGACGGTCGCCGAGTCGATGTCGACGCCGGCGTGCACGGCGAGGGTGAGCAGCCATCCCGCGACGAGCGGCACGACGGTGCGCATGGCGCTGATGAACAGACCGGACATGGGCCGGCCCCCTTCCACTGGTGGTGAGCCCGGCCGCGCGGCGGCGGCCGGGCGAGGATCACGCGACGACGGCGAACCCGTGCCGCGCGGCGAGCCGCTTGAGCGACGTCGCGCCGGGGATGCCGTCGGCGTCGTCGCCGCGGTAACCGAGCCGCTCCTGCCACAGCGCGTAGCCGCTGCGCGTCGCCGAACCGGCGTGCCCGTCGGCGTACCGCTCGGCGAGCAGCCGCTCGGCGACGAGCGCCTGCTCGACGTACTCGACGGGCGCGTACGAGACGGGCGTGCCCCGCTTCGGCGGGTCCGCCTTGAAGGCGGCGACGAGCTTCGCGAGGCTGACGACTCTCTTCGCCGTCGTGCCCGAGGGCAGCTTGAGCTTGCGGCCGGCCGCGATTCGGTCCGGGTCCTTGATGCCGTTGAGGTCGACGAGCGCATGCACGGTCGTGCCGTGCGCCTCGGCGATCTCGGACAGGGTGTCGCCGGACTTCACGGTGTACGTGCCGCCCGACGCCGCCGAGCCGGTGTTCGCCGGCTTGTACGTGGGGCGGCCGTACCCGGCGATGCTGGCCTCGGTGCGCACCCGGCGGGCGCACACGTCGGCGGTGTTGCCCTCGATGGTGAACACCTTGTCGCCGTCGACGGCGGTGACGATGCCGACGTGGTCGATCTTGGCGATCTCGTTCGTGCCGGCCCAGTCGAAGAACACGATGTCGCCGCGGCGGATCCCGCGCGCGCCGGCGTGCCACTGCCCGGCCGTCTTGAAGCGCTGCGCGTGCGCCACGGTGTACGCGTAGTCGGTGCCGAACAGCACTGCCTCGCGTTCGCCGGCCTGCGTCGCCCAGTACGTGATCGCGGCGTTGCACCAGGGGAACTGGTAGTTGTACGCCGAGCCGTTCCGCTCGCGGTACCACTGCTGTATGTGGTTGGGCTCGCCGAGCCCGAGGGACTTCTCGGCCTCTCTGATCATCCCGTCGAGGCTCATGCGCTCGTACCCCCCTTCGGGCCGTCCGCCGCCGCGGCGTCGCCGGCCTCGGCCGCGCCGTCGGTGCTACCGGCGCGGTCCGGCTCGGCGTCGTCCTGGTCGACGCGCTCGGGCCTGGTGTAGAACCCGCTCATGTCCGCCGGCCCGTACCGCTCGTCGAGCAGTTGCTGCTCGTCGTCGACGGTCGGCCCGTTGCCGGTGCGCACCAGGTGCGCCGCCTGTTCGTCCTGGTCGCCGTCCCGCTCGGGGATCGGCCGTTCTGTGTCGCCCACGGGGTGAGCCCCTTTCCTGGCATGCAGAACGCCCCGGCCGGCCGGCTCGGGGCGCAGGTGTGTGGGTGTCGGGCCGCTGGTCAGTGGCTGTGCGGTATCTGCAGGGCGCGCCATATCGTCTCGTTCGGGTAGCCGGCGTAGGCGCCGCCCGGCGACCCCTGCGCGGTGTGCCAGTTGCCCCACGCGGTCAGGTCGGCCGAGCCGATGTCGGCGGTCGGGGTGAACGAGCCCGCACCGACCGCGACCAAGCGCTTGGCGGCCGCGAGCGCGAGCGGCGAGGTGCGGCCGACGCGGAACCAGTCTTGTCCGGGGTACGGGGCGTACGCGGCGGCCGTGCCGGACGACGTCTTGATCAGCGACGCGTCGTTGACCCAGTTCGGATCGGCGGTCACCATCGGCGAGCAGTATTTCGGGTAGCCGTAGCCGTACACCGCGGCGTCGGACCGGTTGCGGACGCGCATGTATACGCCGTCGCCGTTCGGCGAGCCGCTCGTGTTGGTGTTGCCCTCGATCGTCCAAATCTGTGTGGAGCTGTACTGGTAGACCAGGCCCGTGTGTTCGTGCCCGTTCGCGCCGAGCATGACCTGCGCGCCGACGGCCGGGTACCAGCTCCAGCGGTTCCATGATTGGTACGTCGTGATGGCGACGTTGCATGCGGGTGTCTGCGGCATGATCGTGACGTCGCCGGCGCGGTGCGCGAGCCACAGCAGGAAAATGACGCACCAGGACTGCCCGTCGTAGCCGGCCATGCCGGGTGTTTCCTTGGCGTACCGGTTGAGGTTGGTCCATGTGCCGCCGGTCTGGTCTTCCTGGTACTTGATGGCAGCCTCTTGCTGCCCGAGTTCGATCAGGGTCTGCGGTGCGATCGCAGCGGGCACGGGTCCTCCAGCTAGGACGGGTCGAGGATGCGCCACCCGACGACGGATGTGTCGGTTGACGAGGTCGACCGGATCACGAATGACGCGCCGGCGGTGCGCGTGTTGACGTACGGGGCGCCGACCGTGCCGCCCGGTGTTTGCGTCGTGAGCACGATCACGCTGGTCGCCGTGACCGCCGTCGTGTTGACGGTGACGGTGCCCGCCGCGAGGGTGGCGGTTCCCATGCGGGCCCCGGTGCCGGTGGTCGGAACGACGGTCTTGCCGGCGACGACGAGGGAGCCGTCGCCCGCGTCGAGACGGTTGACCGTGCCGTTCAGGCTGTTGGGCTTGACGGCGGTCAGACCGATCGCGGTCACGATGGTGCCGGCGTCGGTGCGCAGACACGCCGTCGCCGCGGCGACGGGCGCGATCTCGGTGACGCCGGCCAGTACGACGCCGGTCGCCGAGTTGGTGACCCACACGGACGTGCCGTCGGACGCGTCGGAGACGAACCCCTGCACGGTGGCACCCTTGCCGCCGTACACGATGAGCCCGGTCGTGCACTGCTCGGCGCCGCATCCGGTGAGGGTGACGGCCGTGCAGCTGTCGAGCCGGATGCCGAAGGGCGACTGCTGCGTCGCGCAGGCGGTCAGGCTGGTGTACGACATGCCGTCGAGCAGGAAACCGCCGCTCACGTTGCCCTCGGCGGTGCAGCCGACGAGGGACGTCGACGTACCGCCCACGATGGTGTCCTGCGGGGCCTGCAGGTGGAATCCCACGCCGCCGCAGGTGCGCACCCGCACCCGGTGCAGGACGCTCCCGGCGAACTGGTGGCAGAACACGCCGTCGCCGCCGAACGACTGGATCAGCAGGTCCCGCAGGGTGATCCCGGCGGTCGCCGGCGCGCTGAACCGCGTGAACCGCACACCGCTGCCGAACCCGCGGCCGGGGCCGGACAGTTGCAGGCCCTGCAGGGTGACGCTGTGCACGTCGGTGCCGACGATGCAGTCGTTGTTCTGGTTCGTCGACTGCAGGATCGACACGCGGTCGCCCGCGCCGATCAGGTTGACGCCGCTTGCCCAGGTGAGTGCGGCCCCGAGCAGGTAGCGGCCGGCCGGGAGGTACAGCGTGCCGCCGCCCGCGCCGGATACGGCGTTGATCGCGGCCTGTATCGCGGCCGCGTCGTCGGTGACGCCGTCGCCCTGCGCGCCGTGCTCCGTCACGCTCACCCAGTCGAGGGGCGACTCGGGCGCCGAGCCGCCCCCGGCGCTGAGGTTGTGTGCCTCCATCCAGGCGCGGGCGCCCTCGTTTGCGGACGCCCACATGCCGGTCACGCCGTCGGGTCCGAGGAACCGCGGAATGAAACCGTGCTCCGTGGCGCGTACCGACGTCATGGCCGTGCCGCTCGTGTCCTGCAGGTCGGTGTACTGGTTGCCGCCGTCTGCGGCATCCCACAGCGTGATCACCGCTCCGGGGGTGACCGTCCACACGCCGTCGACGGCCGCAACCACGTAATCGGCGATGCCGCCGCCGAACTCGTGCCGCATCTACTCCACCACCCAGCACTGACCCGACGTCGGAATAACGCTCTCCCCGGTCTTGATCTCCTGTTTGTTGGTCAGCCACAGCTGACCGCGCTTGTCGTCGGCGTCCGAGTAGAGGATCGCCCGCCCGGTGCGCGCGCCTGATACGTACACCGCTATCTGCAGGTCACGGTCGGCGTACCGGTACTTCTCGGGGATCAACACGGGGAGACGGGACGGCGTATCCGCGTCGAGCGTGCCGGCCTTCCTGCGGAACGTCCCTAGGCGCAGGCACGCGATCGCACCCCAGACCTGGAGGACGCTCTGTGAGGCGATCTCCCATGCGTCGTTGGGGGCGTCGCACACGACGGTGCCGCTTCGGGAGTACAGGATCACCCATCGCGACCCGTTCCACATCCGGAGATCGCCCGTGTCGACCTCGAAACACTGTTCACCCCGCGCGGGCGCGGGCGGGCGGGTCTTCGACGTGCACGGCCGGGTGCGGGCGCCGATATACAGCTCCTCGCGGTCGACGGTCACGGCCGTCGCCCCGTTGGTGACGGTGATCCGGGCGAGCGGCACCTCGTACACGCCGGACCCGAACCCGTTCCGGGTGAGCGCCGGGGCACCCGAGCCGGGCGTGCCTTCCTTCACGACGGCGCGGACGGTCCACGTTGCGCGATCCAGCCGCAGCACGACCCGGTCGACCCGTGTCTGCCCCGACGCATTCGGGGCGACGTCGAGAGACACGGGCGTCGTCCCGGAGTACCACGTCTGACCGCGCACATGCCCGTACGCCTCGGCCCGCACGAGGGCGGTGAGACCGACGCCGGCCGAGACGACGGGGTCGTCGGTCGGATCGCCCGCGATGCCGTCGAGGGTCTCCCACGCGTGTAGCGCTTCCAGTTCCGCCTCGGTGACCGCGCGTCCGTTGTGCGCCGGGGATGGCCAACTCTGCTGTACCACGTACCTACCTCGTTTCCAGTCGGCCGATTCGGCGGCCGAGGTCCTGCACCAGCCGCACCATGGCCGGGTCGGTGGTCGCCTCGTGTGAGCCGATGACAGACGTCACGTACTCGCCGGACTCGGGGGTCGCCTGCAGGTGGATCGAGCGCACGACGTCGGCGACCTCGACGCCGTACGGGAGCGCGACGGTCACCCGATCGCCGAGGCTGAAATCACGGCCAGCCTTGAGGTCAGGGGTGTCGACCGTGACCGTGGCCAGCTCGACCGAGGCGGCGCCGCTCGCGATCGCCTCGGTCCCGGCTCGGGTCAGCGCCCCGTCGGCGTCATTGTCGGCGCCGCCGTCGAGGTACCGCTCAACCCTCCACCAGGACGCGGCCGCTGCCGTGTCGGCGACCTGCAGGTACGCGCGGCCTGTCGTCCCGGTGTCCGGCTCGGTGCCCCCGACGAGCGCGTGCGTCACGGTCGGCGCGCTGTGTCGGGCTTGGATCGAGCGGAGGTTGCCGAGCCCGATGCTGAACCGGGCGATCCCGGTCCGGTCGGCGGGCGCGTAGCAGCCGAACCGGATCTTCCCGCCGGCCTGCCTGGTGCGGAAACCGATCCCGCCGGCGAGCGCCGCCCGCCGGGCCGCGTCGAGCACCGGCTCGAACCGCGTCGACACGCTCGTCGACGTGCCGACGCCGGCGACGGGATCGAGCACGAACTGCGGGATGCGGCGCTCAGCACGGGCGCCCGGCCCACAGTTCTCATCGACGAGGGTTCGCACGATCGTCTCGGCGCTGACGTCGTTGATCTGCCGCTGCGTGTTGGCGGGCTGTGTCGACCAGGCGCTCGCCGGGGCCGGCCATGTGATGTAGCCGGCCACGGTGGCGAGATCGTCGGCGAACGTGACCTCTACCCGGCCCTCGCCGGGCGCCTCGGTGACCGACCACGAGTAGTCGGTCGGGATCTCCAGCGGCCCGGCCATCCACACCGCACGGTCCCGGATGACGACGAGCCGATTGCCGGGCTGCAGTTGCGCCATGATGTCCGGCCGGGCCGGAAGACTGACCTGTCCCGAGCCGGGCTCGTTGAACCTGCGCGTGCAGTCGAGGCTCGTCCATCCGTCGAGCGGGTCGCCCTGCACGACGAGGTTCTTGTCGGTGATGAGCAGATGCACGGCCACGCGTCCGCGCCCCCTTTCTCACGCGGACTCATACCGCGCGTTGAACACCAGATCGACGGCACTGCCGGGGCCGGACCCGCTCAGCTGGAACTCGATTGCATTGACGCCGGGCTCCAGTCCCCACAGCTCCGCGTCCGGCCAGTCGAGCGCGCCGCTCCAGTTGGCGCCGTCCTGGTAGCGCACTGCGGGCGGGTCGGTTGAGACGGTGACCCGCTGCCCGGCGAGCAGCGCGCCGTGCCCGACCGCGTCCGGGTCGAGCGAGAACGACTCCCCGGTACCGGTGTGCGTGAACGTGATCAGCGTCGCCGGGCCGGTGACCGTCCAGCGCGGCCACACGATCACGTCGCCCGGATTGGTCACCTCGGTCGCGCCGAGGACCTGCGACGAGGACACGGAGGGATACGGCACCAGGTAGTCGACGAGGCTGCCGGCCTCCCGGTGCACGACGACCTCGGCGGGGTCCTGCCAGTACGGATCCTCACACCACAGCGTGATCACCGCCGTGTCCGAGACGATGCCGGTCGCCCGGCCCGCCCGGCCCTCGAACCCCTCTTGGTAGTGGACGGCGATCCGGCGGCGGGTCCCGTCCGGCCGGGCGATCTCCAGCCATCCGGGTCCTTCGCGCAGCGTCCGCGTGAACGCTCGCGCGAGCGCCCGCCACCGGCCGATGAACTCGGTGTGATCCTCGCCGTACACATGCAGCGGCCACACGATCGTGCGCGGCTGCGGCTGTGCATGACGCAGACGCGCCCCGCCGCGCGGATGCGCGTCGCTGGTCAACGTGTACGGCGCCGCACCGAGCCCGGAACCGCCGTCGAGGGTGAACCATCCGGCCGCCTCGTCGGTCAGCGGCCACACCGCCCCGGACGGGTCGGTGTAGGTGGCGACGGCGAGCCCGACCTCGGGGAGCGGTACCGGTGCCGGTGCGCCGCCGCCGGTGTCGGGCGGCGGCGTGATGACCGGTGGTGCGATCAGCGGCATCTAGCGTGGCCTCCCCACCCGTGCGCGTGCGTCCTGCTGTCGCTGCAGCAGCTGCAGGTCATGCACGGTCATGTCGAGCGTGCGCGGATACACGTTGATCGTGTCGCCGGACTGCGGCGCCACCTGCCCGACCGCAGACCGCACCGCCGTTGCAGTCGGCACGACGGGCGGGATCGCGGCCGTGCTGAGCCGCCGCGCGCCCGCCCGCACCGCGGCGAGCGACTTGTCGGTGCCGACGACGACGCCCGCGCCGAGTTGCTCGCCGATCCGCTCCGTCTCCCGGCTCGGCGAGTGAATGTCGAGCCGCTTCTCGATCGCGTCGACGAGGGTGTCGCCGAGTTTCTTCATCTGCTTCTGCAGCGCCGCCTCTTGCGCCTTGAGACCGGTCAGGAATCCCTTACCGGCCTCTTTCCCGCTGTCGTACATCGCGTCGGCCATGTAGTTGCCGTACGACTTGGACATCTTGGCGCCCTGCGCAGTGAGCGAATTGATCTGTTTGATCTCACCCGCCGATGCGCCCGCGACGATCCGCGCGAGGTCGCTGTCGGGGCCGAGGGCGATGAGCTGTCGAATGACGGACTGACTGACTCCCTTCTTCTGCGCCGCCTGAATCTGCGATTGAAAGCCCTTGAGATCCTTCTGCTTCGTCCGCATCCCCATGAGCAGCGATTCGACCGACGTGACGTTCGCGAAATTCGACAGACCGATGTAGTCGGACGCGGTCCCGCGCTGATCGGATGCCGCCTGCCGCGCCGTCTCGATCCGCGCCGTGACCTTGTCGCGCTGCGCCGCGAGCGTCCGCAGCGTGCTCGACGTCTTCCCGACCTGGTCGGCGAGCGCCTTCCCGGCGCTGCCGGTCTTGCGCAGGTCCTCGGCGAGCGCCCGCGCGGCCGAGGCGATGTCACTCGCGCTGCCGGTCAGGCTCTTGGTGAACTCCTTCAGGTCGCCGGGCACCTGCTTGCGCGCCGCCGCGGCCGCGCCGCTCGTGCCCTTCGCGAACCCGCGGGCGCCGAGCCCGGCGACCATGCCGAGGGACGTGCGGTGGTCGAACACGGTCGACCGGCCCGACCCGAACCTCACGAGTTCGGGCCCTTCCTCGCCCACCCACGCCAGTTCGCCCGCGCGTGGCCGGCCGCCCGAGGCGTATCCGCCGGGGCGGTTGTAGGCCGAGGCGAGCGAGCCGTACCTCGCGAGGGCGTACCGCATCGAGGCGTAGATGTTCGCGAGCGGATCCCAGACGCCGCGCGAGCGCATCCCGCCGGCGTACGCGTTGAACGTCGGGTCGATGACCTGCATCAGGCCCTTGGACGGCGTGCCGTTCTTGGCGTTGATGTCCCAATTGTTGATCGCGCGCGGGTTGCCGCCGCTCTCCTGGTGCATGCGCCGCAGCACGACCGGCAGCAGACTCGCCGGCTGCCCGACGAGCTTGAGCGCCTGCAGCACTACCGACGACCAGCGCTGTACGCCCGAGCCGCCGATGTCCGCCGACCCGCCGAGCATGCCTCTCGCGGCGTCGACGACCTTGTCTTTCAGTCCGGCGAGCATCTTGAGCGGCACTTTGCCGATCATCTGAGCGAACTTGCTCTGCCCGATCTGAGCGATCTTGTCGCGGACGAATCCGGTCGCCTTGTCCCACAGCCGACCGGGGTTGGTCAGGAAGTCGACACCGCTCATCACGGCCGAGCCGACCGCTTTCGCCTTGTCGCCGAGCCAGCCCGTGACCGCGCCGACGACACCGCCGTCGGCGAACCGCTGGACAGGCGCGGCCGGCAGCTCGCCCGTACGGTTGATGTACTCCAGCGTCCCGAACCCGACCGAGCGGGCGCTGCTGCGCTTCACGACGAACTCGTCGGCCATCATCAGCGCCGGAATGCTGTCCTTGCCGGGGATGCCGCCGCGGGTGCGGCCGCCCTCGGCAAGCAGCTTCGGCGCCCTCGGCAGCGGGTCGAGGTCGACGATGTCGGCAACCTTGTCCCACACCGCCTTGATGCCCTTGGTGTAAACGAACTCGATCACGAAGTTGATCGGCTTCTTAGCGATGCCCGACACCTGCGACCACTGCCGAGAGATCGACTCCTTCGCGGACTTGAATGCGCCGCCGAAAAGCCCGACCGCCCGCTTACCGGAATCGAATGCGGGCCGCAGCGCTTTTTCCCACAGCCACGACGCCGCAGCGCCGATGCCCTTGAATGCGGGCTGAATCGCCGTCTTCCACAGCCACGAGCCGGCCGCACCGAACGCGCGGAACGACGCGACCACGTACGCGAAGTACGGTTTCACGACCGACGAGTACAGCCACGACACCGCGCCGCCGATACCGCGCATCGCGGGCTGTATGGCGTTGCGCCACAGCCACATACCGGCCGCGCCGAGCGCGCGGAACTGCGCGACACCGACCGCGATCATCGGCCGGACGACCGTGTTGAATGCCCAGATCGCCACCGCGGCAATGCCCTTGAGCGCCGGCCCGACCGCCGACTTCCATAGCCACTGGGAGACGATCGCGAACCCGCGGAACGCGATCACGAGCGGAGCGATCACGGCGACCGCGACGATCGCGAACATGATCTTCGCGCCCGTCGCGATCCCCGAGAACACCGGCGACAGCACGGTCGACCACAGCCACGACGCCGCAGCGCCGACCGCCCGCAGCCCGGTCATGAGGTAGCCGAGACCGGGTTTCAGCGCCGTGTTCCACAGCGCATCCCACCCCGTTTTGATGCCTGCCCACGCTGTCTGTACGACCGCCCGGAACCGGTCGCTCTTGTTGTAGGCGACGACGAGCAGCGTCGCCAACGCCGCAACACCCGTGATGACCAACCCAATCGGGTTCGCGGTCATCACGGCGTTGAGGATGCCCTGCGCGATCGCGTACCCGCGGGTGACGGCGGCGGCCGCGAGCAGCACGCCGCGGTACACCGCGAAAACGGCGGTCACACCGGCCGTGGCGATCGCGCTCGCGTTGAGGGTGATCGTCAGACCGGCGATCGCGACGCCGAGCGGCAGCAGCCATGCGCCGTAGTCCCGCACCCATCGGGCACCCGCCGCGAACGCGTCGCCGACGCCCTTGACCGCGGGCACCAGCACGCCCGCGACGGCGCTGCCGACGGTCTGTGCGGGCGGCAGCACGTACCGGTTGAGGAACACGCCGAGGTCGCGCACGGCCGGCAGCGCGTACTTGGTCGCGAAGTTGGCCATGCCCTGCAGCGCCTGCCGCTTGAAGACCTCGATCTGCTGCGTCGCAGTGCCGTGCAGTGTCTTCCCCATGCGGTCGGCGGCGCCGCTGACCTTGCCGAGGTCGGAGACCGCCTTGCTCGGGTCGAGGGCGTAGAGGCTTTGCTGCAGGTCCTCGGCCTGCGTACCGAACAGCAGCACGGCCGTTTGGCTGCGCTTGACCGGGTCCTCGATTTTGCGCAGCCGGTCGAGCACGCTGTCGAGTGCTTTCGCTGCGCCCGGACCGCCCTTCGAGAACGTCGCCGCCATCTTGTCGGCGCTGAGCCCGAGAGCGTCGAATCCTTGCTTGGTGGTGTCCGAGCCGTCCTTGGCGCGGATCGCGAACTCCTTGAGCGCGTCCGCAACGATGTCGCTGTCGCGGGCGCCCGCGGCGATGCCCTGCGTGATGAGCCCGACGGCCTGCGCGCCGGTCAATCCGAGGTCACGCCATTGGGTGCTGTACTCGTTGAGGGTGTCGAGGTAGTCGCCGGCCTTGTCCGCCCCGCGCTGGAACCCGACCGTGATCAGGTCGAACGCCTGCTTGGCGTCCTTCACCATGCCGGTGCGGATGAGCTGACCGGCCGCCCGCGCCGAGTCGGCGACGTCGGCGTCGAACGTCTCGGCCAGGTTCAGCGCGGCTTTGCTGAGCCCGGCGAGTTCCTTGCGCGGCGCGTTGATCGACGCGACCGAGTTCTGTGAGAGCGCCTTGAGGGACTGGTTCACCTGGTCGACCGACTCGCCGTACCCGGCCGCGTACACCTTCCCGGCGAGCTTGCCCGCGGCGGCCGACTCGCGCTCGGTGAGCCCGAGCTGCGCGCCGAGCTTCGCGTTCGACTTGTCGTCCTCGACCGCCTTCGCGAACCCCGCCGCGAACAGCGCGCCCGCGCCCGCGGCGACACCGACGACGCCCGCCTTCAGCACACCGCCGATGCCGCCGAGGAACCCGCGGCCGGCTTCCTGCCCGGCCGACGTGCCGACGGGCTCGATCTCGCCGGCGAGCTGCCGGTCGAGCAGCCGGCCGAAGTCGCGCGTCTCGGGGACGACGGAGACGTAACCGACGCCGACCTCAACCGCCATTCTCCGCCGCCCCCTTCACCTGCTTGACGATGTGGTGATACGCCTCGCGCCGCTGCGCCGCCCGCTGCTCGTCCGCCGCCCTGGTGTCCTCGGGCAGCGGGTCGCCCGGCCGCCATGACGGTTTCGGGTACGGCAGCGGCTGGCTTTTGTCCGGGTCGCGGTTGGCGTTGAGGAACGCGACGAGCAGCAGCTCGACCAGGTCGCGCGTGTCCCAAGCGGCGTAGTCGCGGTGCGCCCAGTCGTGCCCGGCCGCCGCCCGCGCGAGCGCCCCGTCGGTCGGCAGGTGCTCGACCATGACGCGCAGCCACCGCAGGCTGATCTCGCCGCGCCAGTACGCGGCGAGCGGCCCGCCCGGCCCGTAGCCGGGGTAGTGGTGGGCGAGGTCGGCCTCGATCGCCTCGGGGTGCTCGCCGAGGACGTCGAGCACGGAATAGGTGACGGTCTCGACGACGCCCTCGCCGTCGCCTACCCCTTGGTAGGGCGCACCCGCTGCACGGTGTCCTGCGACTCGTTGCGAACCGCGACGTGCAGCAGCATGAGGCTGGTTGCGTCGCCGCCGGCCTCTACGAACGCGTCCCACTGGTCGCCGAGCAGGATGCGCGCGCCGGCCTGGTCGCCCTTGGCTTCGGCGAGCTGCTGCTGCATGTCGTCGGGGGTGAACAGCGGGTGCGGGAAGGTGAACACCTTCCCGTCGCCGACCTCGAACTCGACGTCCTCGCCGCCGACCGCGTCGGCGTACGACCGCCGGACCGTCTCCAGCCGGTACCGCTTGCCGTTGGGCTTGCTCATGATCGTGTCTCGCTTCCTCGGGTGAGCAGTGGGTGAGCATGCACGAGGGCGAGGGGCGGTCGGGGCTCACCCAGAACCGCCGCCCCCCGCCCGATCAGGGGGTGTTACGGGGTGGTGTCGAACGCCCGCCAGCCGGGCCCGTCGATCCAGTTGCGGCAGGCGGTGCCGAGCACGCTGTCGCGGTACGCGTTGAAGGTGACCGGCCGCTGCGTCTCGGTGCTGCGCGCCCACTGCTCGTCGTCCCGCGAGGTCAGCCGCGCCCGCGGGAAGAACTTGACGTGGTAAATCTCCTGACCGCTGTCGTTGTAGTCGAGGCCGATGAACAGCAGCCGCCTGTACGGGTTCCGCGGCGCCGACGCCCGGTCCCACTGCCACGCCGCGCCGATCGCGGGCAGCGCACCCGTCCCGGACAGCGGCAACCCTTCGTACAGGGCGAGCGTCGCGGCGTTCGTCTCCTGCGGCGCGAACTGCGCGCTCAGCACGTCGGATTCGACGTCGGACCGGGTGGGCTCGGTGGCCTGCGACGAGGTGACGTCGGCCATCGACAGATCGGACGTGAACGTCACGCCATCGTCGGTGGTGTAGCCGACCGGCACGTACGCGGCCGGGATCGTGGCGAGGGTGCCGTCGAGCGCGACGAACGGCGCGCTGATCGCCGCGGCGCTGTAGTCGGCAGCGAAGATCGCTTGCACCAGCTGCTTGCGGATGTACTCGGTGTGCAGACCGGTCTCGATCGGTGTGCTCATGCTGGGGTGTCCCTCCGTGGGAAACCCCCGGCCGCGAGCGGTCCGGGGGCGTGAACTCTGGTGGCGGGTGAGCCGATGATCAGGGGGTGTCGAGTGCCTTCCCGCGCAGCGACACCTCGACGGCGAACGCCGCCCGCGGCTGCCCCGACTCGGGGTCGGGCAGCGTGGTCGGTCCACCGACCTCGACGACGTCGTACGCGACGACACCCCGGTATCCGGGCATCGCAAACACCAGCGCCCGCACGAGCGTGACCAGGTCGGCGAGCACGTCCTCGTCGTCGGCCCAACACGACACGTCGATCCGCGGCCGGTCCGTGATCCGATCCAGCCGCGTACCGCCCACACGCTCCAGCCGGACGAACCGCGCCGGCCTCGGGGTCGGCACCCGCGTGCGTACGGGCACGTCCTCGCCGCGGTCGACGAGCGCGTCGCGCAGGTACGCCCGCACGACCGCGACGCCGTCCGGGAACCCGACGGGCGCGGCCATTACTCGGCCGCCCGTGCGGCGTCGAGGGCGCGCAGCAGCGCCCGCCGTGACTTCTCCGGGTCGCGGGTCGAGTAGTCGCCGATCACAGCGCCGCGCACCCGCCGCTCGCCGACCTCGACGTCGACCCGGAACACCCCGTCGGCCTCGGACGCCTCGGCGGCCGCCTCGGCGACCGCCCGCGTCTTCCGCTCGATCAGCGCCTGCGTCTCCGGGCTGCGCAGGAACGAGGCGACGCCGCGCCGGTTCACGCTTACTCGGGTACGTCCCATGCTCACCCCTCCACCGACCGGAGCCGGATCTCGTAGTGGTGCAACTCGGCCGGCGTGTACGCCGGTCCGGGCGGGCCGATCACCTCGAACCGCAGCGCGCCCCAGTGCACGCGGTCGGCGCCGTACACCGTGAGCGGGTCGCCGCCGGCCGTGACCGGGTTGCACAGCATGAGCCACTCGCCGATCTGCGCGTCGCGCTGGTCGGTGTCCTCGGCGCTGGTGTTCTGCTGCAGCCACGCATTCACGGGCGCCCGCGTCGACGTCGACCAATCGACGACGGTGTTCTCGTACCGATCCGTGCGCGTGCCCGGATGCTCGACCTCGACCAGGTGCGGCAGCAGCGACTCGTCGATCACAGCCACCGCCCGTAGTCCGCCGGGTCGAGCGTCCAGCCCGGCATCCCCGAGTCGGCGAGACCGACCGTGTACGCCGCGTCGGCGCTCGGGTCGGTAGCGTCCTCGGGCTGCAGCTGCGCGATCTCCTCGTCGGTGAGGTACAGCCCGCCGTCCTCGCCGAGGGTCTCGCTGTACTGGCCGATGGTGCGCTGCCTGTAGCCGCCCGGATTGGCCATGACCCGCCGCACGACCGACACGGCGATCGCCCGCAGCGTCGCCGGGTCCGGCTCGTGCCCGGCCGGGATGTGCCGCCGCATGAGCGCCGACGCGTCGTCGAGGTACGCCTCGACCTGCCGTCGTTTCGGGCTGCCCTCGGGGAGGGTGACGGCGACGCGATCCGTGTAGTCCGTGACCGTCGCGAACGCCGCCATGCGCCTACTCCCTCGGCTGCTCGGGCTCGACGACGCCGGCCGCCTCGCACGCCGCGATGATGTCGTCGCGGGTCGCGTCGGGGGCGACCTCGACGCCGTTCTGCTCGGCGAACGTGCGCCACGCCTCGACACCCGAGCCGCGGCCGGTGCGCGGCGGCGCCTTGTCCGCCGAGCCGGGCGACCGCTGCGCGCGCGGGTCCTCAAACCCGACGTTTCCGGGCTCGCGGCTGTCGCCGTCGCCCTGGTCGCTGTCGTCGACCCACGCGTGATCGCCGATGCGCTCGGCGACCTCGGGCGGAACCTCGCTGTCGGGGCCGTACGCGACGCCGTCGACGTGCACGAACGTGCTCAGCCTGCGCGCCATCAGCGCACCACCGCCTTGAAGGTCAGGTTCGGCGTGCGCAGCACCGGCATGCCGATTGCCGCGACATGCGTCCACAGCCGAATCGGATTCTTCGTCTTGTACGTCGCCGCGACGACGCCGGCCCGACCGTCGACCGCCGCGTACTCCGGTTCGAGGGACTCGGCGGTCGTGCCGAGCAGGAACCCGCCGAGGTCGGTCGGCTGCGCCGAGGTGGTCGGGCCCGGCGCGGGCACGAACACGATGGCGTTCGCCGGCAGGATGCGCGTCGCGACGCCGTCGACGGACACCCGCGCGTCGTTGATCTCGATGGGCGGCAGGTCCATCGACGCCAGAACGGTGTTGATCTGCTCGACCGACACCATCGGCGCCGACCCGGCCGGCGCGAGCGGGTACACCTGCCGTACGACCTGGTCGCACTGCCGCATGTCCGCCAGCACCGTGCGCGGCATCAGCATGCGGTCGGGCGGGGTGCCGTTGGTGTCGATGTACGTCTGCACCCACGACTCCAGGTCGGTCAGAGGCTTCGCGTTGGCGTGGTCCGTCCACAACACGGCGGCCGTCACGGAGTGCTCGGGCTTGCGGCCGAAGTCGACCGGCGGCAGCGTGAGCCCGTTCTCGTTGATCGTGAACCGGGCATCGGCAAGCGCCTCGCCCTTGCCGACCTCGAACCGGGCCGCGATCTTCGCGGCGAGCCGGTTCGCGTCCCGCGCGATCAGGCGGCGCATGGGGTTGTTGTCGTCCATGTTCCGCACGCGCAGTGAGTCGTACTCGTTGAGCGGGATCGCCTCGGAGATCGGGGGCAGCTCGCCCATGACGTCCGAGACGCCCTCGCGCCGGCCGATCCTCGACTCGGCGTCCCATGACCGGTACACCGCGGTCTCGGTGAGACCGCCCTCGCCGCCCTTGCTGTACCGGTACGTGATGTCGTCCATCTCGACGTTGGGCAGCCACCGCGACAGCGTGAACGCGTTGACCTGCTGTTCGGCGAGCGCTACCCGCGTGAGCGGGGTGAGTTCCTCGGGAGCGATGTACGTGTCGTCGAAAACCCAGCTCATCTAGGTCACGTCCTCTCAGATGAACCGGATACGGCCGGCGACGTCGGCCTGCCCGGCGGCGTCGACGGCGCCCAGCGGCAGGCGCGCGGTGCGCACCTTGCCGTGCACGAACAGGGCGGCGCCGACGTCGATCGTGTTGTCGGTGGGGGCGCCGACGGCGGCGAACAGGAACCCTTCGAGGGTCTGCCGGCCGTCGGCCGCGGCGTTGTCGTAGGGGCCCATCTTGCCCGTGGCGGTGATGCGGCCGAGCGGGATGCCGCTCTTGAAAAACCCCTGGGGGTAGTGGGTTGCCGGGGTGAACGTCGAGGTGTCGAGGGTGCACGACTCGGTCGCCTGCGTACCGTGCTCGCTGCCGAGCCACGACTGATCGTCCATCCCGAACGTGCGAACCGTCTGCTGCAGGTTCATGTTCGGTTACTCCTTGGTCAGTTGTTCGCGGTGCTGCGGCGCGGGCCGATGAGTTCCTCGTAGAGAGCAACCCCGTCCGCCGCCGCGCCCCGCTTGGTGTCCTTGCTGCGGCCGCTGCCGTTGCGTGCGCCCTGGTAGCCGCGCCCCTGCCGACGACGGCGGCGCGTGTCGCGCTCGTCCTGGTCGTCGTCCTCGTCCGTGTCGGACTTGGGGGCGATCTTGTCGACGAGCGCGGTGATCGCGTCGTCGTCGACTTCGCCCGTCTCCGGGTCAACGTACTTGCGCAAGTTCAGCTCGTCGGCGACGTCCCTCGGGCTGTCGATCCGCCCTTTCGCCGCTGCGAGAAACGCCGACCGGGCCACCCGCTCGCCGGCCTTGACGCGTTCCTCGGCGCGGGCGGCGGCGACCGCCTCATCGACGCGCTTCTCGACCTCGCTCATTCCCTCGCGCTTGAGCTGCGCGAGTTCCTTCGCGGCGGCAGCGTTGCCCTTCGCACGCTCCTGCCACTTACGCATCAGCGCCTTGTACTTCTCCGCCTCGGCCTTGTGGTCGGTCGTGTCGTCGCCCTTGCCGTCGCCGTCGCCGTCGTCGTCCGTGTCGGACTCGTCGTCGGCGTCGTCGTCCTGGTCGCCCTTGTCGTCGTCGCCGCCGTCGTCCGGGGCGCCGCCCAGGATCGGCCATACCGGCTGCGGTCCGTTCTCGCCGGGGCGCGGCCGGCGCCAGCCGAGGGCGAGCAGCCCGGTACGGGCGTGACGAGGCAGAGTGCGCGCGTGCATGGTGATCTCCCGTGTCGGGGTGGGGTGAGCGTGTATAGGTGCGCCGTGCCGGCGCGGGGATCACGGGCTCGGTACGTCGTCCGGCCCGGTGAACTCGTGACGTCGCACGGCGAGCAGCGGCCCGTACTCGCCGTGCTCCCGAGTGACGATGACCTGCCGATAGTCGGGTGCGCGGCCCCCGGCGTCCGCCTTCCCGACGCCCTGCGCGACCGCGGCGTGCGCCTCGCGCAGCAGCGACTCGTCGATGATCTGCCCCGGATCACGGTCGCCGGGGATCGGCTCGGGCTCGCAGTGACAGCCGGGGTGAATCGGCATCAGGTTCTCGACCCGGTACCGCTGCGTACTGGCGATCACGCACAGCGCGCAGTTCTTCGAGCCGGACAGCCGGCGCCGGAAGAACCGCGCGCCGTTGCGCTGCATGGACTGCCGGGCGGCATGCGTCCGGGCGAGCTGCAGGTCGGTCTCGGTGATGCTGAGCAGCCGGTTCCGCCCCTGCCCGACCGCGTCGGCGAGATCGTGACCGGCCGCGAGCGCCGAGTACACCGACACGAACGGCCGGCGATACACCTCGTCGGGCGGCACGCCGCGCAAATCCTCGGCAAGCTGCACACCGGCCGGGGCCGCGGCCCCGTCCATCATGTCCGCAATCACCGCCGTCAGATACGCGTCGGTGACCTGCCCCATGGTCTGCTGCGCCGCGAGCACAACCGGCACGACCCGGTCGAGGAACTCGTCGGCGTCGCCGTCCCGGTACGAGGACAGGGAATCGAACGCCGACAGCACGAACGTGATCAGCCGGTCGCGCAGGCTCATCGACAGGGCGTGATACCGCTCGGCGAGCGCCGCCTGCAGGGCGGGATCAGGCATCGCCGGCCCCCGAGTCCGGGAGCGTGTTGCCCGCTGTCGGCGCCGGGTTCGCCGGCAGCAGCGACGCGGCGAGCAGCTGCTGCGCTGCGGCGCCCGCGCTGATCCGGCGCACCCGCTCGGGCGTCTCGTCGAGGTCCTCGGCGATCACGTCCAGCGGATACCCAATCGACTTGAGCTTGGTCGCGGCGTCCGCCCGGACCGCAGGCGACAGGTACTCGGGCCGCGCCCAACGCACGGTCGCTTCGGTGTAGTCCGCCTCGACGCCGGCCTGCGCCGCGGCGAGCGCGAACACGTCCTCAAGCCCTTCGCCGAAACTCAAAATGTGCTCGCGGCACTTGGCGACGTGCAGGAGATCGAGCGCGGCGATCGTGTCGGCGCTGATGTTGATCAGGTCGCCGGCGTAGTAGTACGCGGGTGTCTGGCTGATCACCAGCATGTCCCGCACATCGGCCGCGTGTTCTTCGAGGAACGGACGCAGATCAGTCGCGTCGAGCTGGCCGAAACGCGCCTCGGGCCCCTCGGACACCCACACGTTGTTGGGGCCGGGCACGAACGGCTGCTCGACGACCTCGATCTGCCCGCGCGAGTTCCGGCGCTTCTCGAACTTGTGGCCGGTGACGGTTTTCTGCCTGAATCCGGAGTACCGCGACGCGGCCATGCGGTTCAGGATCCCCATGTTCGTGCGGTCCTGAATGTCGACAACGCACGCGAACTCGGGCTCGGGGTCCTCGCCGAGGTCGGGCATGCGCGCGAACTCGACCAGCGGCATGCGGCCGAGGTCGTGCGGCACGCCGTCGTCGAGCGGCTCCCACGAGTCCGGGCCCCACGGCAGCCGGTTCGGGGTGCACCGCTCACGCGTCTTGTACGCGTAAATCTCGGTGTCGTACAGGACGTACGCGTATCCATAGCCGTCGAGGTCGCTGTGCAATGCCTTGATGCCGGCGACCGGCTCGCCCGTCTCCGGGTCCCGCTCGACGATGGCCTCGCGCGGGTGCTCGGCCGTGATCAGCGGCGAGGGGCGACCGTTGGGCTCGGTGCGGGTGGGGTGCTCGCCGACGAGCATGTAGCCGACGCTCTGCGACATGGCCACCCGCCACACCTGTTTCTGCCTGCTGTCGAGCCGGTTGAGCTGCCACCAGCGGGCCGCGTCCGCGTCCGGTGCGCCGTCCGGGCCGGTCACGCCGAGGGCGCGCAGCCGGTGCACGGTGCTGTTCGCGATCACGCCGCAGAAATTCGTGCGGCTCTTGCGCTGGAAGTCGATGAACGCCTGCTCGGCCTTACGCGGCAGTTCGGGCAGTGGCGGCCGACCCCGGTAGTACCGCCACCACTCGTCGAGCACGCCCTGCCGCTTGCGCAGCCGGCGGCCGAGCCGCAGCAGCATGAAATCGGGATTGTCGAGTTCCGGCGTCTCGTCGAGCACGGTCGCCCCCTTCCTGTCAGAACGTGCCGCCGAACATTTCCTCGTCCTCGGCCGCGACGCCCTTCGCGATCGCGTCGAGCCGGCACTGCCACGCCAGCACCGCGGCGACCGCCGCGTCGATCTTGTGCGGGCTGTCGGGGTGCGCCTTGCCGATCTGCAGTCCGCTGCGACTCGGCCGGCGGCGCGCGTTGCACAGATGCCGCACGAGCGCCGACGACCCATCGTGCGTCAACTCGCCCTCGACGAGCGCGGTATGAAACTTCTCCAGCGCCCGCACGATCAGCACCGACCGGCCGCCGGTCATCCACCACTCGATCGGATGGTTCCGGGTCGCCTGCACCTGCAGCCGCGGCCCGTATGCCGCCTCCCAATCCGCGACGTGGGATTCCCACTTGGCGGGGTCGGCGTAGAACCCGACGACGTCGTACGTCGCGAACACCTCGGCGATCGTGGCGAGCACTTGCACGACCGGCACCTGCCACTCGACAGGCTTGCCGTCCGGGCCGACCGGCAGCCGGTCGGGCTGCTCCCACACGCCGATCGTGAACAGGTGCCCGTCGGACAGCCTGCAGCCGATCAGCGCGGTCGCGTCCGTAACACCCCGCGCCCGCTTCCGCGAGCCATCGAACCCGAGCACGATCCGGTCGCCCGGCTGAACGGTCTTGCCGAGGTCGGACGAAGCGCGCACCTCGGGCTCGGTCAACCATGCGTCACTGGCGTGCGTGATCTGGTTCAAGAGGTCGGCCCGCAGGTCCTGCGGGTCGTTCGACGTGTCCCAAAACTCGGCCGTCAGCCGCTCGATCGGCGACCAGCCCGGCGCGCACGGCGGATCGTGCAGCACGCACCCGTCAGGGTGGTCACTGCTGTCGCCGTACGCGTACCGCAGACCGGCCACGATCGACCGCTCGTCGGTGATGTCCGTGTCCGGCGGCGCCTCACGGTGGTCGACCAGGATGCCGCGCGCCCGCGACCGGCCGTCGAGGATCGCCTGATAGTCCGCCGCGGACTGCTCGGCGACGCTGCCCTCACCGGGCGTGAACGCGTTCGGCGTCTCGATCAGGCTGCCGCCCAACTTCGCGGCGTTGAACCGCATCACCTTCGCCAGGCGGACGCCGCCGTTCGACGCCTTCCACTCCTCGGTCTGGTCGAGCGACGCGAAGCACGCCGGGTCACCCTTCGCGCTCGTCGCCGACGACGTGATCGGGCTGATCTCGCCACGCGGCAGATAGATCACGGTGTCGAGGACGTCGAGCCCGTAGTCGGTCGACAGCGACCGGCCGCGCGCCATTTCCAGCAACGGAATCCATGTGTTGTCGGTCTGATCCTCGGTCACCGCCGCGATACGCACGAGCGGCGTCCGGACCGAGTGCCACGGCCGGCCAACCGGCTCGCCGTCGGCGTCGAACCCGTCGGCGACGACGTCGGCGCACGCCTCGGCGAGCGCGATCGCCCCGACGAACGGGCTCTTGCCCCACCCGCGCGGCCGCGACAGCAGCGCCCGGTGAATCACCCGCCGGCCAGTGACCGGGTGCACCTCGTAGTACCGCAGCAGGAAGTCGGCTTGCTCCTGCGTCGGCAGGAACGGCTCGCCGTCGTCCCGGCCGGGCTGCGCGAGATTGGCGATCATCCAGTCGAGGACGTACCAACCCAGCGTGGGGAACTCGCCATCGAACTGGGGGCCGCGCCACGGCATGACGCCCCCTCGCTAGCTTGTGCCTGGTGCGCTCTTTCCGCCTGGCAGCGACCGCAGGTTGCCGTACCGCTCGCGCGCGCTCGGCCCACCAGACCGGCCCCGGCCCTGGTCGGCGCCGTCCGCCTCGGCGAACACCATGCGCAGCCGCGCCCGGTCCGCCGGCGTCGCACCGAACGCAGCCACGCGCAGCCGCAACTCGGCCGCGGCCGACAGGTCACCCCGCCACAACCGGGCGTGAATCAGGGCGGTGTCGAGCAGGTACTGCCAATCGGACGACCCGAAGTGCTCGGCCTGCGGGCTGTCGATCCACATCTGCCACCACTCGCGGGTGCGCTCGGGCCACACGAACTCGTGCAGCTCGCCGTCGCGCTCGATCCGGAACTCGGGGAGTTCGGGCGCCTCGGCGTGCTCCCACCTGAGCACGGTCTGCGGAACGGTGTCCTTGTTGCGGCGCTGCCTGCGGTTCGGGTCCTTCGGCGCCGGCCCGTTGCCCGCCATCAGATCAACCCTTTCTCGAGCAGCACGGTCGCACACGAGGGGGCGTCGCGACGTACTAGCCACTCGGCCCGCTCAATGCCGCACTTCGAGCAGTGCAGCGGATCGCCGGGTCCCTGGTCGCCGAAGCGGTGCCCGCTCGCCCCGTCGATCTGAATCTGCATCGCGGCAGACACGATCGCCTTCCAGTTGCGCAACCGATCGAGCCCGAGCGCGTCGGTGATCTCGTCCATGCGGTCGACGAGTTCGAGCTGCTGAGCCTCGGTGAACACCTCGGCGACGAGTGCTCGCGGATCGGGCAGCGTCACATCGTTCGCCGGAATCTCGACCGTCTCGGGCGTGACGATCACGCCGCGCGCGCCGATCCGCTCGGCGACCTCATCCCAGTAGTCCCGCCCCGCGCCTTGATCCATGCCGATGATCACGCGCTGCGGCACGGTCTCGTCGACGACGAGCACGAACGGCGGCCGCGAGTCGTCCGCCCCCTCGGGTAGTTCGAGGATCTGCAGGCGTGCCATGTGCTGTACCTCCCGTGTCGGGTGAGCGCTGCAGCTCACCCGTGTCGGGCCGCTACAGCAGAGAGTCGATGACGTGCTGCAGGTCGCCGAGCCGCGACGGCGTGCCGCCGAACGTCCGGCCGGTGACCGCGATGTACCGGCCGGTGCCGTACAGCTCGACCGAGCCGGACCCGACCGTGATGCGCCTGCCGTGCGGCAGCGCGCCGTACCCCCAGACGTGCAGCCCGTCGCCGCCCTGCGAGACCTCGACCCATGTCGAGCCGGCGTCGTCGACGATGCGCTGCGCCCACGGCAGCAGCTCGCCGTCGACGAGGGCGTGATCGAGGTCGAGGCAGACGACGCCGTCGCCGTCGAGGACGAACCCGAGCCCGGCCCCCGCCGACGAGCGAGCGGCATCGCGGTACCGCGACCAGGTCGCCGGGTCCGTGCTGCTCGCTGCCGAGCCGTCGACGGCGACCGGCACCTTTCGCGCGGTGCGCCGGATCCACCGCGGCCGGCGGGTCAGCTCGTCGGGGATCGTGCGGGCCGCTCGGTGCGCGGCCGCGCGGCACGCCGATCGGCAGAACCGCGCGTGCCGCCGGGCGGTCAGCGGCATCGGTCCGTCGCAGTGCTCGCAGTCCCGGCGCGTCGTCATGCATCCATGGTATCGCGGCGTACGCTTTTAGTGCGCTGACCTGCATGTATCAGGTACGTATCGGAAGTGCGGCAGGCTGAGAGGCGATCTGCGTGCCCCATTCCGCGCGCCATCAAATCAGCCTGCCGCACCCGTGCGCGCCGCCCTGCGCGCCACCCACGCCCCGCAGCGTGGCCGTTTTCCCCAGACC